CAATAGAATCATTTGCTGAGTGTTTACATATATTAATGTGTGGGACCGGCTTTGGTTTTAGTGTTTCGGAAAAACACGTCAACAAACTTCCAGTCGTGCCTGAGCTTACTGAGGAACGGTTACCCGATTATGTGGTTCCTGATTCCAAAGAAGGTTGGGCCGACTCGGTAAAGGTGCTTATGAATGCTCTCTTTGAGGGTAAACATATACACTTCGATTACTCGGAGTTAAGACCAGAAGGTTCGCGTCTCGCGACAATGGGAGGACGTTCCTCTGGTCCAGCACCACTTATAAGATTGCATCAATTTATAAGAGAAGTGTTTGGTAAAGCACAAGGAAGAAAACTTCGACCGATTGACTGTCACGATATCTGTAATCAGATAGCAGAGATAGTTGTATCAGGAGGAGTTCGCAGAAGTTCTCAGATATCATTATCAGACTTAGATGATGATAAGATGAGAGACGCTAAGATATGGCCATTTCCCCTTAGACGAGCAATGGCTAACAACTCAGCAGTATATGAAAGTAAACCTACAGCGGTAGAGTTCTTAAATGAATGGGCTACGTTAGCTGCCTCAGGGACAGGTGAACGTGGTATATTTAATCTTAAAGGTGCTAGAGATTCTGCACCAAAGAGAAGAAATGGAAATATGATTGAAGGAACTAACCCGTGCGGTGAAATTATGCTGAGAGACCAAGAGTTCTGTAATCTTTCTGAAGTAGTAGTAAAAGAATACGATGATTTAGATACATTATTAGATAAGGTAGAGACAGCAACGTGGATGGGTGTAATACAATCCGCATTTACTGACTTTCCTTACCTGAGACCTAAGTGGAAAAAGAATTGTGACGTAGAACGGCTTTTAGGCGTCAGTATGACTGGGGTATGTGATAACCTACCGGCACTGACTTCGGACGCTTTAAAGGCCCTTAAAAGCCGCGTATTGCGAATTTCTCGCAAAGCTGCTGATACATTAGGCGTTCAACATTCAAAAGCAACCACTTGTATAAAACCAAGCGGCACAGTTAGTCAATTAGTGAACTCCGCTTCGGGAATGCATCCACGTTATTCCAGATATTACTTACGCCGGTATAGAATTGCGGCTACTGACCCTCTATTTCATATGATGAAAGACCAGGGAGTCACGTTCTATCCCGAAGTTGGACAAAAAGATGGACTCGCTACAACGTATGTTTGTGAATATCCTGTTAACTCTCCTAGTAATTGTCTTACTAGGAAAGATATCGGAGCTATAGAGCAATTGGAATTGTACAAACTAATACAAGAAAACTGGTGTGAACACAATGCTTCTCTTACTGTATATGTTAAAGATAATGAATGGTTTGAAGTCGGTAACTGGGTATATAAAAATTGGAATATTATTAACGGTGTATCTTTTCTTCCTTATGATTCTGGTCACTACAAGTTAGCGCCATATAAGGAAATAACAGAAAAAGAATACAACGAAAGAATGGAGACATTCATTAATTCTGACTACAGTAAACTCAGTAAATATGAGACTGAAGATAATACAGAAGGTGCTAAAGAATTAGCCTGTAGTGGGGACAAATGCGATATATAAATGATAAGATACCATACCGAATGCCCACATTGCTGGAAGCGTTGCATCCTTATAAGATACGATGGAAGTTATAAATGCTGTAATTGTAACAGATAGGTAAAGATGACAACTATTAATCAATTAAATCTCACTTTCTGTGAGGGCGCAGATGAAATGAGATACGTTGTACCTAAAGAAAAGGAAGACGGATTCTATTTCAGTAATGATGATATACCTCTACCAGATGTAGGTAGTTGGTTGCGCTCTATTAAATATAAAGATGAGAATGCTTATTTATTCGTATTAGATATAGATGCTAAGAAGTTTGATAGGAACGTACTTATTGCCGCACGTGGGTTGCACGATACAATAAGAAACTATCTTCACGTAGAACCAGTATTAAAAGCATCTGGTAGTAAAGGAGTACAGATTATATTTAAACTGAACTTCGATGAGAACGTTGAAGAACATATTGCTTTAAAAAATATGGAGAACTTAGCTTATACGCTATATAAAATAACTACACCTGAAGTAAGAAAGAGAATTAGATTCGACGAGAAACCTGGAATAGACTGTGCAATGTTCACAAAGAGAAGGATGCTTCGCTCATTTTGTAAACACTTAGGTTCAAATATGTTCTCCGTTCCGTACAAGTACGAAGATGATTTTAACACTGTGAAGAAAAGAATGAACTTAGAAGTACCCCTTATATCGTTCGATACATTCCCAGAAGTTCAATATAATGATGAGTATGTTATATATGAATATACAACGTCTACTAATGATATTGGCGTACTTCTAGAAGAGCTTCCAGATTTAGACCCAGAGAATAAGAAGGTGGCCGCTGATAATAAAAAGTACCAGCGAATGCCTACGATTTTAAAACGTGTCGTCGATTGCGACCACGTTGACCACAGTCTTAAATGGCCTTTAATTAGCTATTTGCATATATGGGAACGTATGCAGCCAAAGGAAATTGCTGAGTGGCTTTGGCAATACTCAGGTTGGAAAGATTTGAGTAACGTTAAAATAACGATGTATCAAATCACGTGGACCTGTAACTGGGTTGATAAACAAGAGTGGTGGAAGCAAGATAAAAGTATAAGATACTTATTCCCACTTCCTGACTCTTTCTTAGAACCTATGTTCCAAGAACGTGCACTAAAGATTGGTTGGTCTAATCTATACCAAGAACTTCGGTATACTTTGACTCGTTATCTTTCAATGCTAGGGCTTGAACCGTCCGAAGCGTCACAAACCGTGCAGTGAAGTAATTCCACTCACGTCCTACTTTCGTAGTGATATTTTTATCGTTCAGATACTTTGCTATCTGTCCGTATGTGTGACCTGTCTTTCTAAGATTCACCATATCTAAACATATCTCCCATTCCTCGGGAGTATATCCAAACATATCGCTTCTAAACGAACGTTGGCGAACCGCGTCAGTTCCTTTCGATGTACTTCCGCTCATAAGAACTCCTTTAAAGGGGTCTCCCTTTTGTATCTTAGCAGAGCCTCTTAAGCCTACATCTTTAATCTTTTCTGTCCATTCTTCATTGGGTGTTCCGTGTACCATTTCCTTATCCTCCTAATGTTATTTTTCTTTCTAAGTAATCACCAAGTCTTGGTTTACGTTTATCTAAACCGAGAACGCAAGTTATATCATCGCCCATAACTTTGATGGTTTTAGATGTAACTCTGTGATTACCTCTTATGTTCTTATCTGGTACCGAAAGATATACCAGACTTTCCAAACCTACGTAGAATCCTCTGCTTATGTCCACAGATATTTCTTTTTGTTCTACGTAATTTTTCATAACTGTACTTAAAGCTTCTTCATATACTTCTGCATTTTCTGTTTTATTGCTTTGAAATGTTGTACCTACTCTTCCCATAGGTGCATTTCCATAAGTAAATGTTCCGAATGCATCATCACTACCTATGCCTACCGCCGTTGTAGCGGGAGCTATATGATTATAGCTTAATCCTTTTATTCCATCCATATAAGATAGAGTTAATGAGCGCGAGCCAGTATCCACGCTTTTCTTTTTTCCTAATATAATTTTATCGCCCACCATATCTACATAATATTCCAATGGGTCTTCTGGTGTTGTATCATCTACTGTTTTAGCCATAACTTCTAAAAATATTTCATAAGGAGATTGTCCCGAAGTTCGATATCCTTTCATTGGGGTTTCAGGGGAAAAGTCACTAAAAGCAGATAAATCTATAACAGTTGATGACGTATTTACTTTATCTTTTATTATTGAAGATAAGAATTGAACTGTAGTATATCCGTCAAAATTATCTTTATCAGTTATAGCCACTGGTTCTGCGTCAGACCCAGAAAGAAATATACGTGGGTCGTAAGCCATTATAGATATACTAGTATCATTGGGGTTCATTTCTTTAACATATCCTACGAATATAGGTGAACCTTCACTGACTCCCTCTCCTAGATAGAACTCTACTTTAGAATTAAACAAATGTGCGTCTTGATATTCAGGGTCATCTATATTAATTTGCAAACTATTAATTTGATTATTACCAGGAATGTTTAAAGATACTGATTTAAATTCAGTTATATCCTTTCCTCCTATTGTTAATTTAGGAAGACTATATAAATTGCGGCCTCTCATCTAAGATTCCTCCCATTGATATAAGACCATCTGATAACCAAGTACCATCGTTAGCTATTTCTGCTACTGCTTCAGTTGCCATATCTACTGCCCATTTGTTACTTACCCTTCCAGTAGGAACGTCTTCGGATAGATTGGTTATCTTACCAAAGAACCTTACGTACGTACCATCTGGTCTTTGAATATCTAAGTACACTGGTGTACCTTCTTGTTGATATTTCTTTATGTTATTATAATCTGTCATACCAGAAGTAGTTGCTGTAGAATAATCGCCGAAGGCTATTCCTCCGAAACGTATGCTACCACCCTCTGACCCAATCTTACGTAGCTCAGAACGTCCTATTCTATCTGTAATGTTTATATACTTACCACGTCGGTTCCAACTAACGGATTGCGCGATAAGGATATCATTTAAAGACACGTGAGCTGAATCAATTACTTTTATAACTTCAGAGTGACTATTATCATATGGATATATATATTTAATGTGTGGTATACCAGAAGAACCGGCATCATCTTCCCAACCAATCGTCATAAGAATAGCATACGAATCAAATGTCCACCCACTACCAGATGGTATATCTACATCAGTTGGGTCAACCAATCCACTAGTATCGTGCTTACATTTAACCCAATCATCGGGAGCTTCAAAGACTAACGGTCCATTAACAGCTAGGGATACAAAGTCAGGGTCAGCTGCATTGCTGTGGGTTGTAGGTTTTGGAGCACGGGTATAATCAGTAAATTGTAATGCCCTAAATTTAATCTCATTTGTTAGTGGGTCTTTAACGGGATACTGTAAACTAATTCTACATCTTCCTAAGTTAAAATCCTTAAGATTAGTAGTATCTACATTTTTTAATCCAATAAACAGCCTATCAAATTTTCTTTCTGATTTAGCTATTAGTATATAATTCTTTGGAGTTTCATCTGCACTAATAACATTAGAATCAGCTAGTGTCATTATATCATTACTTACATCGTCGTTATTACCTTCAGTATCAGACCAAGTCCCACCATTATTTACAGTAACTGAGATAAGATTGCGTTCTTCTACTTCTTCGGGTAAGTTTTTAGATGAATTATTAGCTTGTGTATAATCCGAAAATGATTCTAATTTAGAATAACTTAATTTATCATACGCGGTCTCAGTTCTGTCATCTTTAACTTGAAGTCTTAATAATCTGTAATCATCTAAGAATCTATTGTCACCACCTACTGTTCTATCATCTAATACACTGCGAACACCAACGAAATCATTATCTACATAGGGGTCGTGCGTATAAGCGTGTCGCTCTCTATAAGTATCCATTCTATTTTCAGCCGCATTGAGAGTATCAGTAGCATAATTAGTATCTCCATTCTGCACATTAAAAGAAAAATCTCCCCTATCTAACCATAGATTAGCTCTGTTTTCAGGTATAGTTAAATTAGATGCTCTAGTTCTACTTTCAGATGCATCAATCGTAGTAAAGAAGCCTCTATCTTCAAAGATATGATGAGGCCAACCAGTAGTTAAACTACAAATCACTGGGTCATTAGCGTGGTCATATACACCCCACCCTCCCGTATTAGCTTCCGCAGAAGGCATAGATGTTGTAGTTCTATCAATAAAGAAACCATTTTTAGTTACTGCTCTAGCACTGCCACCGGCAACTACGCCAGTAACTGCCGTTAAAAACGTGAAATGCGTAGAATCAGCAACAGCTGAAATTGTTTGGTCCCCTGTAAATGCACCACAATCTGACAATGTAACTACCTGACCAGATGGAATACCGTGAGGTGCGCTAGTGGTTACTTCACACGCTCCACCGCCCTGTGCTAAATTACTAACGGTAAATTCATTTGTTACTGTAAATCGCCCATTAAAGTTTGTAGTATCTGATATTAATATATTAGCACTATTAGCTATCGCTGTACCAGTACTTGCATAATTAATAAATACTCTATCTGTCAAACTTCCTGTAGCTTGCGTTTGACTTTGTAACTCAGGTACCGTAGTAGATTGAATACTTGCAGTATGGCAGAATCTAAGATAAACTCTTTCACCTGGATAAAGCATATTACTGGACGCATCGTTTGCCGAAGTAGCTTCCGTACAATATTTTAATTTAGCTTCTAATATTTTCCAGACATCATATATTGCTACTGGATTGGCAGCAGATATACTATTGTATTTAGTATGTAACGTTGTTGTACGTATTCTACCACCTACTGTTTCGTACGTAACTTCTACAGGTACGTCTTTGTGAACATCTGGGCTTACACTCTCTCCACTAAACCAAGCATAAACCATACTTGGTAAACTTCTACGGGCTAAGTTTCCTTCTATGTTAGTATTGTATATACCACTATAAACTGTCTTTCTATCTGTTTTAAGTACAGCTATTGGTGGTAACGTTGTCGGATAAAAGAAAGGTATCTTTGTGGACGTCTGTGTATCCAAGTGTAACAATGATGTATCTTGACTTCCAGTGCCTATGTTCGATACAGTCCTTTCATCAAGTTCACCGAAGGTATTATCTGTATTACCTGTCGTATAATATTTTGACCAATATCCTTCTGTGCTTATAGCACGTACTAACGGAAAGAATTTTCCGCTTTTTGTATAAATGTGACTTACAACTCCGAAGTGTTGTGGTTTATCTAAATAAACTACCTGCGAATTTGATTTTTCTGGCGAATTGTCTTCTCCATCGTCCCAGTCTATATAAAATCCAGATACTGGTTCATTAAATTCAACTCTATACCAATACTTTCTAAATCCAACAAAGTATTGGTCATCCTCGTGACTAGATACTTGACCTACTCCATAACTTGTTATAGATAAAGCGCTAGTATCAGACTGCGCGTTTTCTTTTGTTTCATAGACTTTAATTATATAATCAGATGATGATGATATGCTCATAGTTCAACTCCTGCTTTGTGTATTGTTACCGTTGTCGAAGATGCTACTTCATCTATACTAGTTCCTCTAATGTTATGATAATCTTTAACAAATAATCTAGCATAATATGATATTGGTTTTCCGTTACTATCAATATCAGAAACTGGTTTAGTCCATAAAAAGGTACCATCTGCTGGGTTGATAGGGTAGATAGTATGCGGATAATAGACAAATTCCTCCATTTTTCCATCATATGATTCATTCCATCCCGAACTACTGCCTAAATGCCATACCCATCCAACACCACCTTCATCGTAACTTCCTACTATCCTCGCTCCCGTTTTCCATCGAGTAGTTGAACCCGCGGCCAAAACCTTTCCACTTTGGTCTTCTAATTTTCCATTCAGAAATAGCTTACAATTTCCGTGGGTTAAATCTTTATCAAACGTTACTATTATATTTGTTGGAATTCCATTCAAAGGAGCAACTGAATGACTAGTTAATTCTACATAAGCATCGGCAACTAATTTACTATAATAAAATCTAGCGATTATTTTACCATCGCTATTCATTGCTATATCTACTCCACCCTTCCATCCACCGGTTTCGAGTATACCACAATCGATATCAGGATATTTATCTGGTCTTATATGTATTACATATGATGATTGAGCGGAATTAATACTTCCAGATGCATCATTACTTCCACTTGAGCCAGGACGGAATATATATAATCTATCATTAACGCCGCTTCTAAAGTTATGGCACCAACCAGATAATCCTTCTGGGTCTAAAAATTTAGTATAATCATTTATACTACCACCCTGGTGAGTTCCTTTAGTGGTCGTCGTTGATGGATTAAATGCAGCAGGAGAAGATAACTTATCTAATCTTGTATATCCATATTGATATGTTTTATTATTAAAATAATCAATCACATCCCCTTCGCTGTCATCAGTGCTAGGCGGCCAATTCATAAAAGTATTTTCTGTGCTAGGTAATGGTCTCCACATAGGAACGTGTAAAGATGATTTATGATATTGATGAGTTGGCGGCTCGGTATCGATAATTAAAAATCCATACCAGGCATCTTCATCTGCACATTTCCATCTAAATTCTGGATAGAATGGGTTAGAATCGCTAGGGGATACATTAAAATCTGATACAGTAGGTAATCTATCTTCATAAATTGCTAAAGCAAATGGTTTTTTAGTATTGATGTGTCCAGTAGATACTATTTTATCATCGTTTTCTGAAGTTGCTATTGTCATAGAAGAAGAATTTAAAGGATTAGCAGAAGCTAATACTGTAGTTAAAACATCTCCTTCTTTAAGTTTATCTTCGTTAATTATAGGCGAAGTATCAAATACTAACCATTTATTTAAATCATCTAAATTATCTTCGACTACAACTTGAGTAATATAACCTCCAGATGGATTATCATCTGACATTATTCCATTTCCATAATCTGTTTGAGTTTCTATAGATGAATTGTCAGGGTCAGGATTTAAATTTCTTCGTTTTAAATAGGTACCCGCATCTGTGAACTTTGTTTCATTAAATGTTGCGCCATAAGACGTAGAATCTGGCAAAGATAAGCCCTGATTAATAGAAGTGATACTTCCGTATGTTCTTGAAATTCCTGGAATTCCTTCTGTTGCGCTAGTATTTCTAACTTCTAATACTAACCAATATTTTAATGGAGAAATAAATAATCTATGATAAAATTCCTCTGTGCATAAGTCAGTCGTTCCATTTTGAGCTTTAGTTAAATCATTATTAAATTTAATCATATCTCCATTTCTTTCTATAACTTTTACAATTTTTCCGAACTTATTAGTTGGATATGTAGTATAATCTTGATAAAATGTTTCAGTAAATGCTACTGCATCTATTCCTGCTCTTCCGAATTTATATATTACATATTCAGTATCATCTGCAAGATTAAAAATCGTGGGATTATCTACTTTTAACCACCCTTCTTTAGCATCAGATATATCTAATACTCTAGCAGATGCAAAAATATTTTCTCTTTTAGCAGGTATACATTGAGCTCCATCTAAGTCATTTCCTAAATTAACAGTAGATGAATTAAAATCAAAAATAAGCCCGCCTTTCTGTGAGAATAATTCTATTTGTGAAGTTCCCTTAAAATCAAAACCTCTATTTGCTACTGCTCCATATGTGCTTAATCCTTTATTGACATAAGGCCAGCCAGCAGCAGCATTTGTAGGACTTCCACTTTCATATGTAAAGAAAGAATGAGAAGCTTGACATCCAATACGCTCGTCCCAAGCGTTACTAGTAAATCCAGCTCTAATTGCTATATCACTGGAAGTATGATATATATCGTCTAGTGTAGATGAGTTATATCCAATATTACTAAACCATAAATTTGTAGTTCCACCCGATGCTAATTTATCAAATTCGCCTGGGTCATCAAAACCAAGAGATATATAATTATTATTATAAAAAGTTGGATTTGCAGCTATTTCATCTCCAAATTCGCTCATATCATCTGCTGAATATATATACGATTTATTAGATTCAATATTAATAGTTGATAATCCAGTATTATTTTCTGTAACTGTAGCGTTAGTCATTAAACTATTAAATCCGTGATATTGTACATTGTCAAAATAAATAACATTTTCTGTATCGAAATCATTAGTACTTCTAAAAGCATAATCATCTGGGTCAGTACTATAATTAGCTTTTCCAGGATAATTGAAATTCCATATTGACATATACCTAGGAGCTCTCCAATCAGTCATAAATGAACTAGATTCTCGGCATTGGAGCTGCATCCACTCGCTTAATGGTTCTTGTGTTTGTGAATTTCTTAATTGAAACATTATAGTTCTAGCATAAAATTTAAATGCTATATTTATCCAAACATTCTCTTCAATTTGAGCTCCAAAATTATGTTGTGCATCAAAATGACTATTTAAATTCATCCATACAGTAGGTCCTAAAGTTTCGTGGAAACAAGCTCCATCACTGCTTATTTTATTATTTAAGTTACCTGTCCAGAAACCTTCTTTACCTGCTTGAAATGGATTTAATAATGCTTCATTAAATGAATCATTTATTGGCTGTGTCGGTGTAACCATTATTGGAGAATTTCCTATAAAATCTCTGTCCACATTTTTTCCGGCTTCATATCTATCACTTAAAGAACCAAAATCAATTGGCCATTTAGCTATAATTACACCCGCAGTACTTCCATATTCATTAGCGTCATTTGTAGCATTAGTTGTTCCAGATAATGTAGCTGCACCTAATGGAGAGCCAGTTCTTACCATAAATGCGTGAAAGTTTTCATTTGGCAATGGTTTAGTAGCACTGAACATAATAGCAAATCCCCTTAATATAGCACAATCTCTTACTCCAGTATAATCTAGAGCATTATGAGTATCGTGAGCATCAGATTTAGCTCTAAAAACTGGACTTAAATTTTCTATTAAAAAGTCAGTACTAATTACTTGATTTGTGTAGCCAAGCATTCCATCTTGGAAAGTATGAAAATTGGGGGCACTGTCACTTCCCGGTGGTAAATCATCATCTCTAAGAGTTGAACTACCAGATGTATCTATAGGTAATGGCATTGGTACTTCAAATATTGTAACGTTTTCTTGTCTATTTGTAGCTCCATAATATCCGAATTCGTCTGGTATAGTTTGACCAGTTTTTGTTGTTCCTGGTATTGCCTCAGTTGCCCACTTAGTTCTAGATTTTAAAGATTGACCACCAGTTAAAGATTTCTCACCGCTAACTGTTACAGTAGACCTGAATAAATCAACATTTGCTTCATCTGTCATATTCTTACTACCTCTAGTATAAATATTTGTAGCAATAATATCACTAGCATCTATAGTTTCTTCTATGTCTGCAGTAACTTTAATAGTATTTGTATATTGCAAATCACCATCCTGTAAATATTGAAACCATATATCTCGTTTATCTACTCGACGACCATCTCTAGGTACCCAACTTCCAGAATCTGACCACGGATTAATTTGACCACGTCTTAATAATTTCTTTTTCTCAACAAAAATAACCCACTGACCGGGTGTTATTTCTTCTGCATAACGTTTTTTTAATTGCTGATGAGTCATTGGAAAGAAATCCGCACTTTGTGCACTATGCGCTGCATCAAGAGTTAAATATGGATTTCCATATTCTATAATTTTTTCTCCTGAGATAGTAGTTACTCTAGAAAATGCACCTGAAAAATCTTCTGTGAGCCAAGGCTGTTCTATGTCATTAGTTGCTGAAATAATAGTGATGTCTCTTTTATTAACAGTAGTTATAGTTCCTTCATTATCAGGACCTATATGTGTATTTGATTTCCATAAATTAAATGTAGGTAAAGATTCTTTTTTATCTAATGACACTTCGGTAGGAAAATAATATTGTTTTAATCCAACTAATGTAGCTCCACCATCATATACACTTTTATCTGGAATAACAAAATCTGAAATATATAATTGTTCATCTACTCCTCCTTTAATTTTTGAAGTTTCGCTATTTCCATCAAATAAATCTCCAAATGCTGTAGATAAATTTACATCGTAATAAGTGTTATTATTACCACTAATTTTTTTGTAATACCTATTCTTGCCTGCTCCCTTTACTGCCATTAGAAACTACCTCTATAACTTGTCATTCTTAATGCTCTTGGTAATTCATCTGCCAACTTTTGAGCAAAATCAGTACCATCGCGTGTATATACGTCTCCTACGTTTACTGTTATTCCACTACCCATTCCTACCATTCCTTGTGTTTTTGATATAATTTGTTCGCCGGGTTCTACGTATACTAACTGATGTCTATTTGACACCATACCCGTGTCAGCTACTGATGTATTCATTTCTGCCATTTGATTATCTCTGCTTTGTCTAAATGCCATAGCTACTCCTGCAGATATTGCCAGACTTCCTGCAAATACTGCTGCCATTGCAGCCGGATGCGGAACTTTCCCTGCAGCTAATAATGCATTATTTATCATTAACGTAGTATTAAAAGCCATAAATGCAGCATTTAATCCCATAACAAATTGCATTAAAGGACTATCTGCGGCTCCCCACGCAATACCGGCCATAACCATACCCATTAAAGATGTAGTTACCATCTGTATTGTTTGAGAAAGTAATTGATATTGAAGTCGTGCTCTTTCATTCATAGCTGTCCAAAATTCAACTGGTGTTGTAATAATTCTGTTATTAAGTTTTGACATCTGTACTTGCGTTAATTGTATCGATGCCGCTAATTGATTCTGACCTAATATCGCACCTTTAGTAAACATTCCCATTAATTTAAATCCGAATGCTAGCTTTAATAATATTCCTGCAGGTCCTCCTGCTATACGAGTTAAGAAATTAAAAAATTGAAATATATCTAATATTGCATCTCCTAAAAATCCCATCGCATTTATAAAAGAATCCGAACTTATGATAGTAGAAAAAGAAGTAAGACTCAAAACTATAGCATCAATTATACCTGGTTTTAATTGTTGAAACATTTCTACTAATCTATCTACCATAACTGCTACTTGTTGCATAACCTCTGGTGAACGTAGGGGTGCTAAGAACTCTTGGCGAAGCTTTGCGAATATTGCGGTAAACGATTGCATTTGAACGTTCACAACGTCCATTAATGCACCTTGTGAGTTAGTAACATTTGATAACATAGTCTGATATTCATCAGCTGCACCTATTAATAAACCAAACGAACGTAACGCACGTACAGTAAACACGTCTGAGGCAGACTGAAGCATCTCTAACGTTAACTGTTCACCAGCAAACGCTGCCATAAGTGCATCAATATCTAACTTTCCATCGCGTATGATTTGGAAAGTCATACCCATACTGTTCATAAATTCTTGAAGTTCGTCAGTGTTCGTTATCATATCCAAGAACATCTTGTTTACAGAACGTGCACTGATACCTGCTTCTAAAGCACGGTTAGATAGAACTGCCATTATAGATACTAATTGCTCAAAACTAACACCCGACATAACTGCAGTCGAACCTGCAAATGCAAAAGCTTTTTGTAAATCACCTATATCTAAAATAGATTCTTGTGTAGCTACTTGCATAGCATCCATTAAATCTCCGGCTTCAGTAAATTCTTTGCCAAAGGTATTTACAGCAAACACTGTCATACGAGCAGCTTCTTCGAATGCAATTCCATTAGCTTTAGATAAAGCAGTCATTGCACCAATAGAATCATTAACTTGGTCTACAGTTAACCCAGCCTTAGATAACATAACCGCACCTTGAGCAATTTCATCTCCAGATACACCAAATTGAGATGCTACTTCATTAATAGAATCAGCAAGCTCATACATTTGACTTTCCGTTACACCACCCAATGCACGAACAGTAGTTAATGCTTCTTGGAATTGATTGACTGCATTGTAGGCAACAAATGCACCCGCACCCATTGCGACAAATGAAGCAGATACTGCCATAAGAGCTGTGTCAGCTAATCTAGAACTACTTTGAATAATTCCAGATGTAGCTGTCATTCTAGCATCTATTTGAGCTAAAGCAGCTTGCGCCTGAGCTGTATTAATATTATAATTAATATTTATTCCTGCCATTATCTACTTCCTCCTACTTGAGTTCTGTGATACCCTGCTTTTGTATATAATCCTTTACGGAACTTACGTCTTCTTGCTTTTCTAGTAAATGGTACAGGACTTCCACTTCTTGCACCTGCTAATCCCAATGACATTGCTTTTACATAAGCTATAGCTGCTCCCATATTCTTTTTACCAAAAAGTAAACCTCTAATATCAGATGCTAACCCAATGTAGTGCCAAAACTTACTTGGAGGAACAAACCACCAAATTAAATGGTTACCGAATAATCTCCTCAATATTCCTTTCATTTCTTTATTTTTTAACATTAGATTATCTTTATCTAAATCAAATAAAGAAAGTCTAGGCTCCCTTTTTAATCCGGCTTTGCCTCGTACTCTAGCTGCTTTTATTGCTTCAGCTTGCGCAACTGAACCTCTTAGGTATGCAGCATTAATATCTTCAAATGCCATAAATGCTTCTAATTCAGTTTCCCTATATGCTTTATCAAAATTCCTTTCGGCATCTTCTAAATAACGATGTAAAACTAACTCTACCATTCCCATACCATTAGCAAGACCTTCTGAAATAAAGGACCTCTTTGGCATTTTAGATGTGCCCGTATCGTGATAGAATACATATGGAGTTATATAAAATGGCTCAATTACTCCTCCTATTTTCATCTGAGAATTTCTTATAGTATCTTTTGCTGCTGCAGCTTTTAATGCAGATTGGTAATTCATTCCAGCATATGGATATGTTACTTGAGCTACCGGTGCTAATCTAGCAACAACATCCATTAAAGACGCTCCTCTCATATGAGGAGGATATGCTGTATATCCTTTTTGTGTTTTATAAGGGTCTCCAAAAAACCCAGATATACTACGTTTCTTTTGCATTTCTCGTTGCGCTTTAGTAACTCCAGGTGCAACGTGCCCAGATGCCATATAAGTACTTACTTGTTTATGTAAAACTGCATTAGCTCCGTGTGGCCAACCTGCCCATCTATATGTATAAAACTGCCATCCATCTGGCAATTCAGCTGTGTACGTGACACCATATAAAGGTATGCCTGGATATGGAACTCTTCCACCAAATTTAGCGTATCTTCTAGTTTTTTGTTTTATAGTTTCTGGATTTAATGCTTTCCATTTCATACGACCAGCGCGGAAATATTCTTCTTTAATCGAATCTCCAATTATACCTCCTGCGTGCTGATTGACATATGGTACTACCATTTCTAAGTATTTTCTTAATCCAAATGTCTTATTTTTAGCCGCGTTAGCTTCTAATGCACTTAATGAAAGTCTATGAGGCATACTTTTTAAATCATTAAATACTTTATCTGGATTATTCTGAACGAAATGATTAAACGCCTTACCTTGTCTACTTAATTCATTTCTAAGTAAAGTAGTAACAGCTTGTCTACCTTGTTTTGCTGATATTTCTCTTAACCAAGTACCACTTTTAGCTTCAAAGACTTCTCTTCCTGGTTGTAATCCTAATTGTTTTGCAAATGTACCTGATGCTGCAAACTTTCCATTTGCCAGTCTTTCGACTGGTCCTACGTCGTGTAGTGCAAATATATCGTGTGCATCTTTCAAGTCCATTATCTTGTTTGAGCCTTTGCTTCCTCCATCGCCCTTTCTTTTTCTTCCGCTATATAAGCGTCGAACTGGTTCATAGAGATTAATACTTCGGGCGGCAATGTCATAACCGAAGGTACATCTCTCATTTTTATCGTATAATGTTCGATATTTGTTGCTGCGTGTGTTCCGTTCGCCTTATCCCAAGTCCACTCCGTAACTACGGGTAGTTCAAACCAGGGTTCGCTAACGACCGGCAACGACCATTCTTTCGCGAGATTTAATAAGGCTAGTTCTTGGTCGTCGTGTCTAAATTTTCAGAGATTGATTTCCAGATTTCGTTTCTGTCTATTCCTAACATTTCAAAATAAAACGGTAAAATAGCAGCTCTATCTGGAGCTTCCATTATTTTTAAATCTTCTTGAAGCGCTTTCTCAGATTCTTCTCCGAATTCTAAGCATAGCGTTTTAAGAACTTTGGCGCAGATACGAACATCTGCGTCAGCGGCTCCTTCTAAGGTAGCCGAAAAATCTTGAAGTTGTTTAATCTCTCCAATACTTGGACGTTTGAATTTAAGCTTATCCCCTGATAGGGGTAGTTGTAATTCAACCGTTGTATCTGGTTTCGTGTATTTGTCTAATAGTTTTCCCATTCCTTTTTCCTCCTATTAATATTTTACTTAGCTTACGCTAAGAGATTGGCGAGTGTCAGTGTATTAGATTAAGTCTAAGTTGACCATCCAGTTGTAGTGGTTTCATCGTGAACTGCTCCACCTGTGTCGATTGCACTGCTAGCTGTATCGAATGATATGTAACGTGCATCTTCCCAAGATAATGTACCACGTGAAGCTTGTCTGTTAGCAAAGCTTACGGTACAATTAATTTTACAGTTGTCGAAACACCAAAATAAATATTTACTTGCTGAAATTTTTTGTTGAACTATGATTGCATAACCGCGCTCATCAGCAGCTCGTGTTGTTGCAGTGTCTAGTCCAGCGTCAAAGACTGCTTCAGTTCCAGAATTAGTATTATATCCATTTGGCATTTCCATAGCGAGAGCCCAAAGTTCATCGTGTGAAAGTAAATTATTACTAACGTTGTTACCATCGCTAGCTACAAAATCACAACTTCCTGAACCTGTTTCTTTAATTTCGATATCGTGGTCAAATACATCTGCTAAAGTCTGATATGTATCATACTCTTTTCCGTAACTTCCTATTGAAACTCCAGTTACGTTTTCTACTTCCATCAATACTTTTGTAGTTGCGTTATCTCCTAATGCGTCTAACGCTGACTTTAGTAAAGTATTGCCGGTGTAAGACCAGTTGACTTCTACGTCGTTCTCTCTTGCAATAAATACCCTTACAGCATCCTTAATAAATGTTGCCATATTTGTTTACCTCATATTGCGTCAATGGACCAATCGTTGCATTTCCAGCTAACGCTTGCCCTTGTCGCTTGTCTGTTTGCGAAACTTGGAATGACTGAATCTAATTTCACTTTATTGAAGGTATACTTCACTCCACTTGTTTCCGCCATATCTGTGTAGTCATAGACTACAACTTTTAAACCTTCTGTTGTTTTGAATTTTATATAGTGTATTGCTTCTGAATTTGCAACCTTTGCTGCCCCTCCTAAAGCGGTCGTGCTTGTAGCTCTAGACCAATATGCACCATCGTCACTTGTTGTTGCTGCGCCAGTGTCAATTCTTAATTGCGCATCTCCTCCACCAGTTACTCCACTTCTGTGAACTCTAATCCAATAGTAGTCTCCTATTGTCATACCAGTCCACGTAGCTGGTGCTGATTCTACTTTCCATTTAGTTGCTGCGTTATATGTGTTGTGGTCAACTGTTATTGAAAGATTACCTGCACCACTTAATACAGTATCTGAAGGAACACCTTCTATCTTATATGATACTCCACTTCCTATTGCAACTGGAAGTGCTGCAAATGTAACACGTGTTGCACTAGCAGTTGAATCCGTTATAGTTCTTACTGCTCCTTTATTGGGACCACTTAAGATTGTTAATGTGCCACCAACCCAAGAATCATCTGCTTGTGTTAATACACCAGCATCAACTAATGTAGTTGTACTTCCTCCCGAAGATGCAGCTGCCGTAGATACTCCTACATTTAACTCGTTATAAATAGTAGCAAGTATTGTATTACTTTGACCTGCGCTACCACCAGTGTATTTCCACGCGAATGCGGCACTATCAATAGTTTCAGCCATTGCTCTAAATCTAATCCAAACGCAGTCATTGGTAGCATCGAAATCAGTAAATGCATCACCTTCTCCAACTCTTCTATACTTAGTCATAAATCTAGTTCCAGTATAGTCTCCTTGGTTATCTGGGTTAGTAAAATCCTCATCCGTTGCTACTATTGAATCTGTAGTAGCATCAGTAGTCATATCTAAGTTCATAAAACCAAATGGCAATTGCATCATTTCTTTAAACTTCTGTGCACCACTGTCAGCATCATCGGCTACAAAGTCAAAGCTTCCACTAGCTTCTTCTGTAATCTCAATATCGTGGTCAAAGGCATCGTGTAATGTTTGATATGTATCGAACACCTTTCCCATACTACCTATACTGACTCCAGTTAAATGAGACACGTCGTGTCCATTGAATTCTGTTCTAACTCTTTTTCCTAAGAAATTTGCCATATTTATCTATCCTGTTGCATCTATGTACGTAACTGACATACCTAAAGCTCCCCTATATAGAAACTCATCTTCGCCTATAGGAACTTGTGCGGCCGTTTCTCCGACTGTTGTATTAAATTCCATAACATCAACATTTGAGAACGTCATATCATTCAAAGTTTTCTGAAGCTTATCAAGGGCATAATTGACTAAACGTTTTCTAGTAAGGGCTGTTCCTCCGACCGTTATTGAATTAAATTCGTTAACGTTCACCTGGAATACAAAGTCCGAACTAAACATTCTAGTACCGTCCATAAAATAATCTACGGGCGTACTTTCGTTGCCATATATAATATTTGGAACGTCATATTCAAAATCTGCGTCTTCATCTTCATCATTTTCTGCGCTAAAGATAGTGAAGTTAGGTTGAATAAAACTACTCTCTGCATTAAGAGCCGTCTTAATATCGTCCTCAACTGTCTCTATCATCGAGATTGTCATTATGTTCCGCCTACGGTCGTTGTTGAAGAGCCGTCACTGTCTCTTCCTATTGTGTGCATATACGGTTTACTACGTACGTCTGTTCCCCTAGGTATATATAAGTCACGTTCTTTAATGAACTCTACCTTAGTTGGGTCTTGCATATGCATCACCTCATATCCTCCCTGCATAAATCTGTGCCATTCTAACATACCCGTATCTTTCCACATTTTGTTTCTGTGTACTTTTTGGTATGCAAGAGCGGTTGCAAGGTGAGAAATTGCCTCATCCGAGAGGTATGTTCCTGTAGTGTGTGAAGTAATAGTTAGCGATGTATCCATTATCTCATTGTACATAGCCAAAGCTAAAGCTTCCATCTTGTCAGTAAAATCAGAATCACTGATAGTTCCTGACGCAATGCTTGATAAATCTCTGAACCGTACTAATATTGTGTCTGCTGCCATTATTTCTTACTCTCTATAAATTTCATACCTTCACTAGCGTGCCATATAGTCCTATCGCCATTGTCGTGTATTATTACATATAAAGACGAAGTTCTATCTATATAAACCTTTCCATACTCTATATCTTCAGAGTACTTAGGTTTCTTTACCATTCCACTTCCTAATTCTATAAATTCTTCCAAATCCAATTTCATTTTAATGCCTCCTTTAGCATTTCTTTCCATTTACTTTCTGTTACTTCTGTATCCCACCATTTAGCATTAAAGGAATCATCCTCTTCCATCTGTAATCTAATGCCAACCTTTACTCTTCGGTGAGTACCTCCTGGTACATTTTGTAACTTCAATATTCTTTGCTTTATTGTCGTCATAGGTCCATCTCCAAGTAGTGTGTCGTGTCGTGGAATCCAGTATCCACGAATTCCGTGTTATCAAGTATATCACCACTGTCGAAAGGAGTAAAGTCTCCTACGTGTATATCTCCACCATATCCAGCTGTCTGTACCCAAGTACCATCATTATCAAATACTCCTTGTACATATAAATCCATCGCGTCGGATACTCTAATAGTAGCTCCACTGAAAACATTAAAGGTATCACATACCTTATTGTCTTCGTTCATTGTTAATATTCCTGTACGTAATTTAACATCTGCATCGGAATCAAATTCATTCGTAACTGTACTGTAAGTTAATGCACCACTTCCTGCACATATCTCATATAGATTTGTAGTATCATCGTGTGTCTTACTAACTATATGTCCTGATGCATTTACTGAAACACTTGTAATATCAAAATTAGAATTTTGAAATTCTAATTTACAAGAATCTGCTGTTATTTCCGCTTGGTCATAGCTTCCACTAATTACAATATTATCGAATGAAGAATGTGCTGTGCTAAACTTCGGTCCATATGCATTACTACCCGGTGGGGATGAAAATGTATTATTGGTAAATGAGGATAATGTATTGCTTGCTTTATGCCAAACTGGCCAAAAATTAGTTTTCCAATTTGTAAATGTACAATTATCTATATCCCAAGTATCGCCAGTACTAGTATTTCTAATACTTTCAAATTTGTCGAATGTAGTATAATCTGCTGTAATATTCATACTAGTATTTGCGTCCCAATAATTACTTGGCGTACCACCAGCTGAACTTGTTATTGTATTAGGGTCTCCTGAAGTTCCGCTTGAAGTTAGCGTTCCTACTGAACTACCGAAACCACATCCAGCAACATCTGTGAACGTTAGAGTAGTACCAGCATCTAATTGTAGTGCCCCTCCTGCCTTAACGTCTATTAATTTAGCTGTTATATTATTTCCATTAGAATCAAAAGTATTAGTTCCACCAGATGATTCTATTCTCAATTCATCTGTAAATGTTATATTCCCTTGAGATATTGCTTGAATATCACTATTTGATGTAAGAAACAATGATTTTATTGTTAAATTTTTGTCGGTAGATGATGATGATGGGAAATTCATTGTACCACTTGAGCTATTCTGATAAATATACCATCTATAAATATCATTAAATGCAATAGCTCCTTTACCAGAAGCTACCAATACGTTACCAAACGTTCTTCCTATTTGTATCATTTCATTTGTATTTGAAACTAACCTACCCGACTTTTGTTCGATAGTATGATAAATTAATGTAGTTGAATTGCCTCCGTTTATGTCTTTTAATGTTATAAGGTTTGAATCTCCGCCTGTTTCTATTTCAAATTTGTATAAATTTAAAGAGTCTTTATGATAAATATATTTATTTGTGCCTGTCATCTTTAAAGTAGATTCGTCATAGTCGAATGTTCCTGCTCCTGCCCAAGCTGGGTCTCCTGCAAATGTTCCGTTATTGGATTCTGCCGATAAATCTTCTACATCAGTTCCGCTTGGTGCTGCATTGTCTGTTCCTTCATTAAACTCATACCATAATTTAGCATTGCCGTCAGTAAATCCGTTTGGATTACTACTTACGTGATAATTATCAGCAGCCATTGCTGTCCAATCCTTAAACATCATATTACGAATTTGACCTACTGATAATGCTTCAGCCCAAACTGATACTCTTCCTATAGTTCCAAAGAAAGGAGCGGAACCATCGTGTCCTTCAGAGCCTATTGCCATTTGTGTATTATTAGTTTCAATAGTTTCAGTCCAAGCTACCTGCCCATCAAGTTTACCATCTAAATAAACTGACATTAAATCATTATCAGCATCAACAACTCCTGCGATGTGATGCCACTTATTATCAACAGTTAATACTGTGTTTCCCTCTAACATAGTATAAGCTGGTGAACCGTCAGCAGATGCAATAGTTAAGTCAATCCTTTCAGCATTAGATATACCAAGGAGATAACCATCAGAATATCTACCTTTTGATATAATTCTCTGATAATCACCTACTGCACTTAATTTAATCCATCCTTCAAGCGTAAGATTTGTAGAAATGTCTAAACTACTGTGGTCAGGTATAGTAATCCAATCCCCAGTTCCATCAAGCGTTACTGCACTCTTACCAATAAGACCACCACTGGTAGTAAAATCTCCTGCTACTGTGATTGTATCGTCTGTTGCATCTAATGTTCCACCTGTTGCTATTGTAAGATTATTACATTTGTTAGCTGTGTTGTGTTGACTACGGAAAGAAGAACCCACAATTATATTTCCAGCCCAATATCCACTTTCTGTCCAATCAAGTTGCGTTGAACCATTATTTACAAATATATTACTTGTTGCATCACCAACAAAATCACCATCACCAAAACTTTGGTCAGTATTTGCAGAACCTTGACCTGTAATTATTAAATTGGCTCCAGCTTCTTCATCAGAAACACCACCTATTGAAAATTGACTGGCAATTAACATAGCGCCAGCGCCACCATAATTTGTAGTTCCATCATTGTCAAAATGTCCAGAACATTCCATCCTCTGTCCATTCAAATCTAAAATATCTCCACTACCTACTGTAAATGCATCAAACTCACAATCTCCTGTAAGTTTTACTCTATCATTACTTCCTTCAAGTGTTATGTCAAATTGAAAATCACAGTTCTTAAGCTGAGCATTAGAATTATTATGATAGCCCCATTGGAAATTACTACTATTAGTATTTGTAACTATAATTGGATGTGTTTCTAATACACCTGCAAGTGTTGCAGTTTGTCCATCTCCTGCATAAAACCAAAATTGCTTATCTCCAGTATTCATATTGTTAATAAGTTTAGGATAACTTGATTCAGGGTTTGTTGCAGTTCCCATTGTCAATGTTTTGTTTGCCCAAATATAACAATGTGAAGCTCCTGCATCTAACTGCAATTGCCTTTCAATAGTTTCATCTTTATAAAATCGTAATTGACCTCCTGCTTGTTGCCAATTGTAAAACGTAAAAGCAACGCTACTTGATTGATTTACATATATACTGTCAAGTCCTCTAACAGTTCCATTATTGTGAGTAAATGCTCCTGCATTATCAATGTTTGCTGCTAAATCTAAATTACCTCTTGGTGCTGACAAAGTTCCCTCTGCTTCTATCGTAAGTGTTCCGTCAAGGTCAAGAGTGCCGTTTACCCAAGCAAGGCTTACCCCAGTTCCATCTGCATCCGTTCCAGTGCCGTAATCCCCTATTGCTGCTGTTGCCCCAGTTCCTTCATCTATCTTCCACCAATGGTCTGGTGTTACATTAAAAGAACCTGAATAGAGTGAAGCTACTTGGTCTGCTGACAATGCTTGTTTAAACATTTTAATATCACGCAATCCTCCATCCCATCTTTGGTCGCCTCCTTTTGTATAATTATCTCCTATTATTAAATTATGTGAATTACTGCCTATTGCACTTCCTGAAAAAGTAGTATCTTCTACATTTAAAACTCCATCAACGTAAATTCTGCCTGTTCCTGAACCTGTAGAATCATAAGTAAACACAACGTGCTGCCAAGACCCATAAGTTACACTTCCTGTTGTTGCAACTAAAGCATTATCATTAACATATATATAATAATAATCATTACTTCCTCTATTTATTGCCAAAGAATAAGCTGAGTCATATTTTTTATCAATTATGCGTTGTGTAGAGTCTCCTGAATCTGTTGCTTTCACCCAAGCTGAAATAGTCAATGCATCCATCCCATCTAAAGAAGCTGCATCAGCAACTTCAATATAATCTGCATCACCATCAAAATCAGGATAACTCAGTGACAAACCCTCTACCTTTCCTTGTGTTACTGTAAACGTCCCATCTGTCGTTGTGCTATTATCATATACATCTACATAGTATTCGTCAGTATGAATATTAGATGCAACAATACTTGTCGGTGTTAAATCTAAATCTGTAGCATCTCCAAAATCTTCTCCTAAATTAGAAGAATCTATTGTAGTGCTGTTTAATTTCCACCAATGTTGTAAATTATCTATGTCTGAAGTGGTTGCATTAATTTTACTTGACAATTTTAAAACTTCTGCATCTGTAAGTGTGTCTGAGTAATATCTTACGTCTGCAATATATCCATCAAACATCGACCTTACTCCTGCGTTATCGTGCAATGCTCCAACAACAACGTGGTCTAATTTACTGTCTGTCATATCTCCAAACCAATCACCGTTGTTACTTCCACTTGCTACAACTACAGTTTCTTCAATACCGTCAATATACATTTTAATTGCAGTTCCAGTGCTTCCTACTGCAATGTGATGCCAATTACCATCATCTGTTATTGCATTTGTGCTTTTTAAATCATAAACAACAGAACTATCCATACATTTAATGTATAGTTTACCATCAGAATTAAAAAATGTCCTTATATAATAATTACCAGTTGCTTCATCTGTAGCAGAAAACCAATGTTGTTGAGTTCCTCGATTCCAATCGTCAGACCTAACCCAAGCGGTAATAAATCCAGCAGTATCAGTTGTTCTAAAATCTGCTGTTGAATTTTTAAGATAATCTGCACTTCCGTCTAATTCTAAAGCAGCGTCAAGATTTACATCAACGTCTGCTGTTCCAAGATTTCCTTCTATTATTCCGCCCGTGCCTGTAATATTGATTGTTCCCATTAGTCTCGTGCCACCGTTCCTGCTATATTTCTAATACTGTTTACGTTATTAGCCCCATTTGATAAATTGAATGTTCCATTATTATGTATATTTACAGTTCCTAAATTGTAAATTCCAGTATCGCTTGTATCTCCAAAATATGCTCCTGAACCTCCTGAGCAAATATCAAGAATACCAAATACTGATAACTCATTTGCAGATTTAGCTCTGGAAAATCCACCTCTTTGAATATCTAAATTATTAAGTATTCTTATGTGTGCTGAAGAGCTTGAATCACCATCTTTCTGTCTTATATAATAATCAACTGAACTCGTGTCTCCATTTATTATTACATTATAAAATGTATCGTCTCTTATATCAGAGTCACTATTTCCAGTAAATGAAACTGTTCCATTGTTGTGAGTAAATGTTCCAGTGACATTATACCAAGCATAACCATTTGTCCCACTTGTACCGTCACCTTCACCAGTAATTTCAGTAGTTCCGCTCGGTGCAATATATGTTGCCCCATTTCCTATTGTAAGACTGTTAAACTGCCAATTTGCAGTGCATCCAGTTGAACCAAGCGTTCCTCCTTGAATATCTACATTGCCTCCTACTTCTATAGCTGTGTTTGGATAACTATCGTGAGCAAATGCCCCTCCACTTGTAATTGTTAAATCATTAGCAATATCAAATGTTTGGTCAATCACTCTTAGTTTATTATTTGTGTCTATAATTACATTATAAAATGAGTCATTAACGTCTATACTTGGTAAGCTCTCAGTTCCATCAAATGTTACAGTTCCATTATTATGTTCAAACCTACTATTACCTGATGCTTGCATTATATATCCACTGCCATTGTTTCCAGTAAGAGTCGTAACACCCTGTGTGGCTTTAAATAAACCTCCACTATCTATGGTTAAACTTTTAAAATTATGAGCTCCTGCGGCATCATCATCATAATTAAATGTTGTACCAGATTCAACTTGCATATGACTTGTAACTGTTAATGTATCATCTGCATTATCAACATTAAATCTACCCTCTTTAAGTTGTAATATGTTACCTACTGTAAGAGTGCTTCCAGATTTAGGTCTCCAGTGTGTAGCTGTGCCAGATGAATCGCCGTTAATTATTAAATTATAAAATGTGTTTTCTTGTATGTGCGAATCTGTATTGTGTGTAAATTCTACAGTTCCGTTTTGGTGTGTATATGTTCCTGATGTATGTTGCCAAGCAAAACCGCCTGTCGTCTCTGCACGAACTTTAATTTTACCTGCACCACCCTGGAATGTACCTCCTGTTATCTTAACAGAATCGAATGTAATTTCTGAAGATGCTTGAGCTGTATCAACACAACTTAAAGCCACGGTTCCACTACTAATATCCAACCCCGGCAATAAATCTCCTGATTTGTATTTTAAACTACCAGACGCAGCGAAATCAATAACTGCAGTAGCAGTGCCTGAATTATTAGAGGCAGTAAATGAAACTCCACCAGCTCCTACCCAAGAAGCTGAGCCTAGTGTACCATTCTCCGCTCCAGAAGCTGCTGAATCTGTAAATGTAGAACCAGAACCATCGTTACAGTGATAAACTCCAAGTAAACCAGCTGCATCGTTTGCTATTTCTGTCCACATATTGGCTCTTATTTCAGATTCGGTTCTAACATCTTCCCATATTCTAATTTCATCATAATGTAAGTAACTTGAGCCTCCCACTTCTACTGGAACATTTCCACCCGAATCACTACCTGATGGATTTGACGCAGTACTCTGACCATCGAGTTTTCCATCTACATATATTTTTATACCTGTGTCTTCTGACACATCGTGAGTCATTGCTATGTGATGCCATTTTCCATCGTTTATAGCAGTATTGCCGACAGCATATCTACTATCTCCTGCTGTAGAACCTGCTCTTACAGTTCCGTCAGCTAACATATGCATACCGTGTCCGTAATTATCTTTTGATATCAGTCCAATTGTACTTACATTGGATGGTGCTGAACCATTATCGACTTTAAACCATCCCTCGAGTGTTTTATCTCCTGAATTATGATATTTAGTTGAATTGCTACCGGTACCCTTATCGTGCGGTACTGTACCTTGAGTTCCGTCTATAGCTGAGTCACCTAATACTCCACCAGATAATACTAAGTTTCCTTTTACTGTGACTGTATCAGCATCTAAATCTAAAGTAGAACTAGTTGCAGCTTGAATGTTACCCCAAGTTGCGTCTGCATCTGGGTCATATGTACCAGATAAAACAAATAAAGGCGTTGTACCATAATCTCGGTCACCAGAATGTCTCACTGTGCTTCCTCCGTTGACAACGACTCTACCTAGAGTATATGAACCACCAAGGCTAGTATTTTGGTTTTTGCTTGAACTGTTCACGTGAACTACTGTATGTGAAGATAAGTTATTTGTTAACTCGTGTGCTAATGAACCTATCGCGTGTGAACCAGTTGTATATACTTCACCATCGGCGTCAAAGCTACTTCCTCTGCCAGTACTAGATATAGTAAAGTCACCATCTACATATATTCGTTGCCCATTTAAATCAAGATGTGCACCCTGTTGCATTGTTATAGCCTTAAATGAACAAGGACCTGTAATTTTATAAGAAGCTATATCGTGGAACTTTAATGTTGTATTAGTATTTGTAGCTGTAGCAGCTTGACTAATTGTAAAAGATGTAACTGTAGCATTATTAACTGCTGTGACTACTGTATCTCTTGGTATACCTGTACCTGTAACAGTGTGTCCCACTTTTATAGAAGTAGTTGCATCACAAGTGACTGTAGTTTGATTTGATGTGTGATTTGTATCACACGATGCATCTTCGTGAGCGACTGCTTCTGTAACAGATGTCCAATCGTGTTGAAACGATAAATTTGCCAACTCAACTGGGTTACCACCAGAAGGCTGATAACCTGCATTAACGTCAGAATTCTGCATCCATAAATGATTATTTAAATTACTGTTAGTGTTATGTACTGGACATTGATATAGTTCACTTGCGCCCTGTATAACTGTAGAGTTACCAGTAGTACCACTTGAACCTCCAATAGAGAATCCACCACTACCTGTTATATACCCACCTGTACGTAGTCCTGCGGACGTATCGGAAGAACCAACAAACCTTGCATCGTCATATCCCATAGTTAATGTCATTTTGTTTCCTGCTGCTCGATTTACAGTAGTTCCTATAAGCCAATTTCTGTAACCGCCCAAATTGAGAACGTTACGAACTGTTATACTTTGAAAGTAAAACCTATTCCATCCCTGGTTAGTAGTCAAATTGTAGAACTCAATAGCGTCATCACCATCACTCTGGTCACCTATATATTGTTCTTCGCTGTAACTTTGGTTATTAGGTAAACTTAATGTTACATTTCCCCAGTTAGGAATAAATGTGCCTATGTTCTTCATTGTGTAATTACCAGATACATCTAATTGGTATATATCCATATTACCATTACTTGCTGAAACTGTTCCGTTAGTTCCTATCCACAGACCGTTCGCAAATTCTAAGTTCTCATATATTAAGTCTGCTAATTCCGAAGTCGTCTCTGATAGTCCGACTAACTCAGAACCTACTGAAACTCTTTTAACACTAACGTTTTCAAATTTACTTCTGTAAGTTCCTTGACTTTCCATAGTACCATAAGATGTACCTTGAGTAGCGTGCGTAAGTAATGCAAACATACGTTTAAATCCATCGGCACTTGTATCCACATTCTGTGTAGTACCACGACTAGAACCTACTGCAGTTGTCATTATTCCTTGTTTTGGACCAGAACTGTGACTTCCGTCTAAGTTAGTGAAATCACTTGTTTGCACATAAACTTCGCCACGAGTTGTAGTGAATCCTGTTTCATTTCTATAACCCGACCAACTCGAACTATTTTGGAAGTATCCACTAGGACCACCTAGTTTTGTAAAATTAGTAGTATAAGCACTGACTAAATCTTTATCTGCGGCAAGGTCACTCCCTAAAGCAGCAGTAACTAAATAACCAGTGTCAGATACACACATCCTACTTGTAGTCATACCGTGTGAGAATATATCTTCAGTAGTACCTCCAATAGTCCACCTGTGTATTCCTGGGTTTGGTGTTTTACCAGAATATACCGTATCTACTTGGTCTGGCGTTAATGCAACTTCATACATTCTAACATCTCTAATTTTACCATCTAAAAACCATTGTGCAGTTCCGGCGTTATTTTCAGCTCCTATATATAATGGATATGCATCATCCATAGTAAACCCGCCCATATTTCCTGAAAATGTTCCATTTTTAGCACTATCTGATGATAATGCTATTTCTTTTCCATTAACATATAATTTCATTACTGCATTAGAAGAATCTGTGTAAGACATTGTTGCAACTACGTGTGCCCAAGGATTGGCATTATCAACAAAAGTAGCAGATTCAGCTTGTGCATATTCACTAGTTCCGTTAGCTTGATACAAATATGTTAATTTGGAATCTGTCCCAACATAAAACAAAACTCTATCATTGCCACCATTAAATGCTCCTACAATAGTATTATTGGCTGTTGGGTCACCATCATCCAATCTAATCCAAGCAGACCACGAATGTGAAAGTCTTAACTGAGCTTGTGGAACTGTAGCAAATTTAATAAGTTCGTCAGAACCATCTAAGTCTAAACAAGATGCTGTTAGTGCTTCTAATTTACCTGAAGTTACATTGAAATTACCATTGACATAAAATGCAGAAGCATTATATATGTCTGTACCAGTACTATGTGAAGCTATTGTAGTTTGGTCTATACCTCTTCTTACTGTTAAGTCATTTGAAGATATACCAGAAACATACATCTTTTCACTTCCTATTTGTATAATTTGACCGGTGTGGAATTTAGTACCATCTTGAACAGTTAGTGTAACATCAGTCACGCTAGCAGTAAATGAACCATCGTTTGTATTAGTTCCTATGTCTCTGGTTTCATCACTCGATGGTATAACTTCAATAGCAAATTGTCCATAAGTTCTAGCTGTTCCTGTAACTGAAGGCGTACCGCCTCCTCCTCCTTGATTACTAGTTGCATTATTAATTAAAGGATAATGACCATCTGGCGTGCCTGCGCCTATAGTATCTTTGTGTATTCCTATCCTAGAAGATGCTATTGCTACTTGTGTAGCATTTAATACAGCATCGTAAATCATAACATCAGCAATGTATCCGTGAAAGTGACTGCCCGATGTAGCTGTGCATCCTATAAATAAGTCTTCATCTGGAGTTAAATCATTAGTAACAGAACCCTGAGAAGCAAATGACTCTCCATTCCAATATAATGTAGTTGTATTGAGAGTAGTATCGTGCACAATAGCCACGTGATGCCATTTGTCAGGATAACAAGGACCAGTGTCTAATAAATACTGAGCACCGTCTCCCTTATCGTGATGTTGAAATCTAACTGTGTTGTCATCTCTGTGAATTAAATCCCACCGTCCACCGTCACTTCCCTTATATCCACTTAATATTTTTTGGTCAGCTGCAGATTTTGATGAATGCGCTTTAAACCAGCACATTATAGTAGTATTTCCAGAAGAATTTGTACTATTCAAATTTAAATTAGTATCTATCTTATCGTCACTTCCGTCGAAAAATAATACATCATCCATATCCATTTCAACGTTAGCATTACCAGGTGAACCACTCCATACTCCACCAGTTCCTATAAGTTTTATACTCGTCATTGACTATCTATCCTCCCACCATCATTAATAAGACCACCTATATTAAAAGTACCACTTGTAGCTCTTATTCTAACTTTCTCATTAGCATTTAATAAAGAAAGAGTTCCTTCTACAGTCCAAGTACCCGATGCAGTTTGATTATATCCAAATTGCATATTTTCATTCGTTGACCTGTCATAATATTTCATATACATATTATTTCTTACCGTAAATTCATAACCATCGGCACTGAGTGGGACCAGAATTCCCTGACCACTTCCATTCTCCATAGTGAAATTATTATTAATAGTTACAGAATTACTTTCATCTCCATATAAGGTAAGTGAACTACCACAAGAGCCTGTGCATTGCAATTCGAGATTGTATATATGAGAATCAGCAAAATTAAAGTAAGTACCGCCAGAGCCTTCATATCTGAATGTTCCATTATTATGATTCACAGTGCCATCTTTTAAATCTAAACCATAATTGTCTGCTGCTCTACTACCCTGTATTTTTGTCACATCGCTCGTTGCATTATATGTTCCTCCGCTATCTACAGTCAAAGAACGAGCTTCAACTTGCGATGTATTAGCAGTTAATGTGCCACCATTTTGTATTAATATATCTCCAGCTACATCCAAATTGTAATAACCCCCTATAACATTAGCTGTGTCGAGAGTCCCTGCTGTAACTGTTAGATTTCCAGATATAGATATATTGTTACCAAATATATGAACATTATTACCACTATTGGTTGCATCGTTAATAGTTAAATCTCGTATTCCACTACCTACATCAACAAAAGTTCTATCACCAGAAGCTCTTATTCCAGTCATTGTAATATTTAAATTTGTGATTGACCCACTATTGTTAAAATTATTATCTTGGTCACTACCTGCTAATGTCAATATATATGAAGTGTTACCGGTAAGTGTTCCGCCTGATTCTATAGAAACTTGTCCCGTTGTTACATTAGTATCCAGTGTAACAGTATCTCCATTTTGAATTACTGCTTTGTCATCTGTTGAATCTGGATTTCCCGCCGTGCCTGAACCATCTGTTGCTGTATTCCATTGGTTGCTATCTGTGAAATCCATAGCGTTCCCTGATGTAGGGTTAGAATACCAGATGGTGGTTGCCATTAGGCACCACCTACCGAACTTAAAATAATTTCAATCGCTGCGACTACTATTGCCGCAGTTCCACCTGTATAGCCTATAAGCTGCTGTTTTGTCAGTGCTGGTATTGTTTCTTCGAACATCTGATGATGAGCCAAGTGATTGGTCATTTCTGTGCGTAAGACTGTAGTGTCTTTTTTAACGTCTACGAAATCAGCCCTTAACTCGTGAAAGTCTTCACTAACTATCTTTAGACGTTCGTCGATTCGTATGACGCATTCGGCCAGCTTTGAAGGTTCCAAGTTAGGTACCTCAGGCGTATTCGCCGACTACGTATACTTTGACAATATCATCTGAATCTAAAGCACCAGCTGACTTAACTGCTACTGCAATCATTCCACCGGTTGCGGTTAATTTAGATATATCATTAGCGCCTGCGGCGATTGTTATATCTGAACCTTCCTGTGTCCAACCATATGGTAATCCTGCTGCCGTATCCAATCTATTGTGCGTAGAAGATGTAATTGCAGCTGCTGCTGCATCTCTATCTGCTATAGTTGGTTGTGGCGGACAAGACCATATTTGTGCTGTCAACGTATGAGTATCACCTTGATGTACGATATATACTGAGATGTTCTTATACTTATCCATTGTAAGAATGTTCTCAGATGTATCTGCATCTGCTGATTGTGTTTGTACACTAGCATAAGGGTCTATTAATACAGAATAAGTGGAAGTTCCACCTGCTCCAATTAATTCAGTTCCTAGTGCTATCCCATCTGATGTAGCGAAATATGCTGCTAATTCTTTAGTTCCTGACCATTTCGGTCCGAAATTTCTGCTTTTATATACTGTACAAGTTCCTGCCATAATTATTTCCTCCCTAAATTATGTCCCTATTGTGTAGGGTCGTCTACTAATTTAAATGTTAACGATATGTTAGTTACGACGTTGTTACCAATGTTCGTACTATTATCTAGTAAGATGTTATCTCCTGCAGTACAATCTTCTGAACCGTCAGATTTTGCTGCTATAGCTTCGAATGCGGCTGCGCCTGCATCTAGAGCTACATCTGCACTAATATCTGTACCACCAGATAAAGCTGCTGTATCAGCAGATAACTTTTGTACTGTAACAACTCCATTAGTTCCTTCATCTCCACTTAAGTGTACTTTTCCGCTAACAAAAGTCGCTGCTTTAGGAATAGTACATACGTAATGTAATGCTCCTGTAGTAAAGTTTAACGCTCCTGTATTTACAGTAAAATAACTTGCAGTATCGATAGCAGTTGCTAATTTCTGTCTAGCATCGTATTTATTTAATCGATTATTACTTATTTTTAATGTCATTTGTTCTTCCTTAATATTTATTTTTTAAGGGCGTGCACTATCCATTTTCGCAATGCAAGCAAAGCTAGACGGATAGTACTTCCCAAATTATTTATCTTCCTTAATCCCTGACTTGCAAAACGGCCATAGCTTTTGGCTCCACAATCACAGTTCCACGAGTGTAGAACATTTGATAGTGGAAGTCGTGTGTTGCGTCGTCCATATAAGAGTGGAAAGACATATTGTTGGCTTGAGGGAATTCCTTGGAGAAACTCTGATAAGTTTGTCCTGCAGGGTTGTTCCTGTCAAGTCCCATAATGTATCCATCACCAGCTGTGGTTGGGAATCCAGCAACATTCTTTAATCCGTGGAATGTAATTCCAGCGATATTAGATGCTTGGAAACCACCAAGTGGGTCGCGTACCCAATCTGCACCTACTTCTGTAATAAATGTACTTAGTAAGTGTAAATCGCGGTATCTCATATAAACGTCGGTCATACTATAGTTATAACCATCTTGGTCTTCAAAGACTGTCTGAAGGTCTAGAATATCCCTAACTGGGTTTGCATCAGCTTCATCCCAGAAATAGGTTGAATCCAACTTACCATTTAAGTGCCCAACAGTATCTTCTGTTCCGAAATCACTGGTAATGTGAGACATAACGTCTGCCATACCTGTGTCGTCGGTATTTGTCATACTGAAGTCATTGGTTAAAGTTGCAACCATTTCGGAGTTGATTTGCTCAGCTAGCCAGTAAGCTACGCGTCGGCGTGTCCTTGCGAGAGGGTCTATTTTTAGTCTCTCGTGGTCGCCTCTTGCTGCTTCTGTTAACTTGAATGCAACACCTCTTGCTTGAAGAACGCCTACAGCCATCTCTAGTGGAGATACGCTTACGTAGGAGAACTCTGAGCCGTCTGCCCTTAGTGGGGCGTATTCTTTCTTCACGTCAGCACCAGCGCTGCCACGGGTTCCCGTGCCTGCACCGTCTGTTTCAATCTGGTACGAGAAAGTTGTTGCATCGACTGTTTGCTTTGGCAAAATGTCATCGAAAATCAACAAGCTGTCTAGTAATTCATCAAGGTCTCGAGCCTGGAATTCTGGTCTAAGGAAAGAATCCTTAGGCAAAACTCCAGCAAGGGTTCCGTATGGGTCGTATCTTTCTGCCATATTAAACTCCTTATGCCACTACTCCGTGGGAGCAGATGTCGCTCTCAGAACCTCCAGCGGCTTGTCCGACTGCACCAATACCAATTAAGACATTTTGTGCGTCAGAGCCACCATCGTGGAATGAGAATGCTCCAGTCATAGTTGTACCGTTATCCTTCCAACCGTCTGCTGATACATCCCAAGCTACAGGTGAACCACTTGTTATAGCGGTTGACTCGCAAACTCCTCTGATAGCCATTGATACACCAGGCATTACTACAGTAGCTACGCGGTAGTAACCGCTGGTTAATCTAGCTTGATTCCAAGATGACTGTGTCGAACTTGGGATTTTGTGCCAGACTGGTTGGGATTTAACAATTCCAATCCATCCGTTGGTTGCTGCTGCTTGAGCTACTACAGGCAATCCACCACAATCATCGTAATCATTTGCAGTGCTATCGTGGATACCCACAAGGTCACCTTCTTTGATTTCTTCTCCGAGTGTGAATGAATTTTTTCCTAGTGCGCCGTTCTCGACGAATATTGAGGTACCAGATGCGACAGTAATATTACCTTCGTAAAGAATACAGGTGATTTCTAGTCCACCACCATATAATCCTGCTTTGTCTACCATATTTTATTTACCTCTTTTTCTAACTTATATATTGCTTCCACTCTTCAGGGTATTTCATTCCATTCGCTTCTGCGTGTTTAATCTTCAGACTATAATAGAGTTTATCTTCCATTCTTCCTTTGGAATCTATCCCTTCGTCTGAGCCAACCTTATCGGTTTCATTAATTACTGGAGCTTCCTCTAATCTTCGAGCGGAGCTGTCCTCAATCTGAGAGTTGAAATGGTCAGATAACTTAGCAAACGCTTTAAGCGTAGTTAAATCCAGGTTATCAACATCCGAGTGGATGGACTCTGGTATTTTACCAAGATATATCTTTTTCAATTCTTCCTCAGCTGAGGCTTTGCTATCAACCTGATTTAGAACTTCTTCGAGACGTTTCTCGAGTTCAGCTACTTTGTCGGTAGCTTGAGTAAGTTCATCAACCGAATCCTCTTTAGGTTCTTCCTCGGTTTCAGATTTAGCTGGAGTTTCAACAGCAGGCTCGGCCTGTGCTTCAACCTCTTCTTTCTTTTCTTCTTGTTTCTCTTCTTTGACTTTTTCCTTTTCCTTTGTCATATCTATTTCTCCTGCGTATATTGGTACAGAAAATCTATCTGAAGGTTTTTCGGGTCCAACAGAATTTCCCATAGGTTCATTATCTTTCATAAGTCCTAATCCAGTAGGATTATAATAATCAATAATGTTCTTATCTAGTACGTCTTCAGATTCAACATCTACTTCTATAGAAGGTAGTATATCTCCTCTCTTAAGTTCTCTGTTAACTTCGTCATCATTAGTACGTACTTTAAGGTATAAACCTTTATCTATATCGTATCTAGCTTCACCAACTTCTATATCAACGCGTTTTTCACGGTTGTGGTCAATGTGACCGTTATTTATCTTAGTCCAGGTTGGTAAAGCTGCCATATGGGCAGTTGGGTCAATGAGATATTTTTCTCCTGAGAGACCACGCAATCGTGTGTCATTCTCAGTAGCGAGTATCCAGGTCCAATCGTCTCCTCCATATAATGAAAGAACGCTGGTTTTCTTTTCACCTGCTTCTACTCTTCGAGCTCTTTTTCGTTTATCTACAACTAATTTAGTAACTGCTGTAGCTAACTCGTCACAAGAATAGTCATTTGACTTCTTCATTTTACGCATCCAAGCTGGCATTTTGCCAGTTGCACAGCGCTTTTGTACGGGTGTTGTTACGATATCACTCATTTATAAATATCCATTTAGTATATGTGGAACTAAACTTGTACGTCCTTTACTTTATATGCTACGACTCCGCTTGCATTAACAATTGGCTTAGCATTTCTAGGGTTTTTAATACTAGTACGAATAGGGACCATTTCATCACCACCGTCGCTAACGATGATTGTCTCATCCTCACTTTTTGCTTGCTTTCTTTCCTTTTTTAGGTTTTTTAGTTTCGACTTTCTTGACATCCTTTTTCACTTCCTTTTTTTCGCCAATGATTATATCTTCTCTATCATCATCGAACGTTATTTTCATTTTCCTCTCCTTCTTGCAGCTTTAGCCGCGTGGATTGCTCTTTCTTGTCTTTTGGCACTGGCTTTAGACTTATGTTTACCAAGTAATCTTTTACCATTCTTAGTTCTAAGTTGATAACCTTTGCCCTTCTTCTTTACTACCATATTATACCTATTTAAAGTTATTCCTCAGTACAGCAATCTGTACAGTTGCACTCTTTGTTACAGCACATATTTATTCTTTCTTTTCCTTTTTTGCTTTTGGTTTTGCTTTTGCCTTTGGCTTTGCCTTTGGTTTTGCCTTTGGTTTTTCTTCCTTAGGTTCTTTTTTAGGTGCCTTTGTAAGTTCTTCGATTTCTTCAGCTTCTTCTAAAGTTGGTACTCCATCGTCCATAGCCTTTTCGACTATTTCTGCAAGTTCCCAACCAACTAACTGAGTCATTCCTCTTTCTAGCATTCCTCTAGCTTTAAGAAAATCTATCATTTCTTGTTTTTCCATATTTAATCTCCTATTTTTTACTTTCCATTTTATGTTCTTGTTCTTGCGCTTTAGCTTCAATCATTTGAGCTTGTTTCTGCATACTATCATTATAATCAATAACAGATTGCGCTTTTATCTTATAAAATGCTGTTTTTTCTGCTTGTTCTTGTTTCCACACATCTAAAGCATCTTTAATAATTAGAAGGGCTGGCCCGCCTAATATTGCAATTAAAGTTGTATATGCTTCGATGTTTTCAAGAACATCTGAGTTATTAAGTCCCGTGTGTATAACAAAACCTGCAAACCCGACCCACAACAATACTAATGGGACAGCAATCATAAACATAAAAATATCGTTGAAGGTTACTCCTTCTCCTTTTTCTTTACTCATTATTTCTTTCCTCCCTTTATCCTCAATTTTCGGTTTCTTTTTCCGCTTTACAATCGCATTCAAGTGTAACACAACTACATTCATTATCATTAATACAACAATCAGTGCTAACACAGCAGACACAACCGCAACAATTTCCAACAATATTATCAACCATTCCAATATCACTCAATTTCCTCTAATCTAAAACCCAGGTCTTCACCATTAGTGTAGTAAGGCCAATTAGTAATAAATGTAACGTATTCATAATCCCCGGTATTATTATAATCCGCATAAAAGGTAGCATAAAAATAATATACTCCTTCATATATGTTCGTAAAGTTATCCTCTATAGGATATTGTAAATCTAACCAATGTTCATCTTCAAACCATCCAGAAACATTGAAATAGTACTCATCGTAAACCATAGCATCAAAATCTATGGTTTCATTCTCCCCTTCGAAAAAGTGACCCACATCATAATACACCAACACAGGTAAAGGGTCACCGTCGTCATCACAATTAGTATCCATATCGACATATATATCTAACGCATTCTCCTCTCTTGAAAAATTACCATACTGTAATCCATCCCAGAGAACCAATTGAGTATGGTTACAATGATTCTCCTCATTTTCATAATCACAAGAGCCATCATCTTCTGTTGCTCTATCATTGTAATTATTTGCGTCAACGTCCATACAACCATACACAGTTTCATTAGTCTGTGTTTCGTTATTTGTTCCGTTTTGATTTAGGTACTGACATCTTCCATTATCGTGAGTTGCCTGTGAATCATAGTTCGTGGCACTCGCGTCAGTACATCCGTACTTAACTGGCGGGGGAAACTGACAACTGCCATTGTCAAAATCGGCATCTTGTTTAAAGTTGATTGCCGTAGGGTCTGTACACCCCCCTTTCAACATTGGTTCGTCTTCTTCCCCGAAGAATTCACGGAACATATCAACATCAACGTTACCACTTCCAAACATAGCTAAAATAAAGACAGTCAAAATAGAACCTATTTTTTGTCCTAACTTTGTCTCCCCTATCTTATCGGCAGTCTTGCCTATTTGTTCGAATACTCCCTCTTCATCGGGTTTTCGTGGTCCACTGAGTCCTAAAGCTTCTCTTTCTTCTTGAGAAATTACGCTTATTGCTCCGTAATCATCTTTTGCCATTTTTTATTTAATTTAAGTTGATGCTACAAAAACTTCTAAATCACAAGCAGCTGTATCTGCGAGAGCTGTTATGTTTACTAAATCTTCTAACGCTAATGAAAGCGCTGAACCTGAAGCATCCATTGTATCGACAACTCCTCCTGAGATATCACCATTATAGATAAAGGATTGTCCTTTGTCTAGTTTAACTGCAAATTCGTGATTTCCTTCACTCTTAAAAGTTAATACAACGTGATTTGTATCATCTAAATTAGTTATTCTAATATACTTAACTGTAGATTCTACGAATGTTCCTGCAGCTACTGCAGTGCTCATTGCGACTATTTCTACTTCTGAAGCTGGTACGTTTACTATTCTTTTTGATACTTCAGCAATACTTGCTAAAGATAAAGTATTAGTAGCGCCCTGGTTCATTCCATTTAGATTAATACTTTCAGTTATCGTTACGGTCATTGTAGCGGCTGTTATTGTACTTGCCATTATTTCTTACCTCTTTTTTTCTTTTCCCTTTCCTTCATAACTAATATCGCTTTCCCGATTTAGTTCTTGGATATTTATTTTTTTTACCTTTTTTCATATCGCTATCTTTCATTAAACTGCCGTCTGGCATATAGTGATATCCTTTAGGTGCCTTTTTTCCATCCTTTGCCATTATTGTTCTTCCTCTCTAGTTCTTTTATCAGATGAATCATCATTGCTGGTGTCAGATTTGAAATTAGCTCCTTTGCCAAATCCTCCTTCACCTCCTATGTTCACCATAGATATATCATTATAATAAGTAGCACCATCATCAATAATAGACATTTGTTCTAATAGTTTCTCTCTTGTTATAACGTTCTTTTCAAATAATTGTAACCATATTTCAGGTTCATAATATTTTTTGAATACTAAGCGACACGGTTGGTCAGTTATATCAGGGAATATTTGGGTTTCGAAAAACCTTGCAACTGCCCTCCTGTATCGTTCTATTTGTCTTTCTGCTCTTATTTCCTGTCGGGAGATAATTGATTTATTAGCGCCCGATTGTTCGATTAATCCTATAGAAAATAAGTAATTCATTAGGAGAGCAGATATAACAGGCTCTAGATGTCCCATAACTTCTAATACTCGACTGTCTCTAGAACCAGCGCCGGTTGTTCCCATATAACCGACCTCGTGATGATTATCAATCGCCACGACTCCTTGAGTAGCCGAAGATATTTTATCGTAGGCCTTAGCGAGATTCTCTAATGCTGTCTTTTTGTCATTCTCAGAATCGAGACCACTTAAGTCAGCACTAATAACTTTAAGGTTATTAGAATTCATCTTAATAGATGCGAGAATGTCTCTATTGACACCCTTTAAAGCTTTGATAACGTGAAAGCTAGAACGACCAAATGGTATGCCGTAAGGCGACCTTGCATCACGTTTTATACGGCACAAGGCTATTTGCTCGTTTCTATAATCACCGAAGTCGTTTATTCTCCAGGTTCTCATATTTACCAAAAATCTAGAGTCTGAAGCGACAGAAACCTGTAAAAATTGAGTATCTTCTACCTCATTCACCTTTGCACCTAAGCTAGATGAATAAGTTTGCGTTTGACCTGCTATACTAGAAGGCATCTGCGATTCGTTACCCAAACGATTTGCGGGCTTGTTAGATGCAACCTTTTTCTTATTTGCCATCGTATCGAGACGTAAAAGACGGCCATTCATAGCCTTAAGTTGCGTCAATTGTCCATCAGACCAGTATTTCTTTAATGCACCTGTACCCTCCCGTACGACATTAAGACCCATCATCTCAATCTCGTCGTATGCTAGTGGGTCAACATTTTCAAAGAATTCACGAACCTGTTCGGCTCCTTCACCAACAAATTGATAATCAGTGAATAATTCTCCAACCACGTAATCAACTAAAAAGGAGAACCACTCATTTTCTTGGTATTCCAGAAGATAGTGGTCGTAAAATTTAGTAACTTCTTTATCTCTGTAGTCCCCTATGCTTGTATCGTATACATCAAAGGTTTCTGAAGAATCAGTCAGTGGACTGTCTGAGGATGAAAACCATCCTCCAAAAAATGGTGATTTATTGTTATCTTCTGTCATAGCGACTCTCCATTATTTAAATTTGGAACAAATCTCCAGTATCTTCGTATAAAGCGGGATTCTCCAAATAAGGGCGACGTTTATCTACCCAAATGATACATCCTTTTTTACCTACGTACGTAATATCATATCCGTACTTCTTTGCGTACGTTGCCAGAGCCCAGTGGCTTTCGCCGAAGTATTGGAAGCCTTTTATGATACGATGTAACGTTCCTAAAGGTATTCCAAGTTCATCTGCGAACACTCTGTAGCTTTGTTTCTTACTTTGGTTTCTATAACACCAATTTAAGATGGCAATGCAATCATTCTCTAAATTTCCTCCGTAAAAGCTCATAATTTCAATTTTGACGCTGCAAATCCTAAAAAAGGTGGACTTACATCTTTTGATAGATGTAGAAGGGCTAGTCCCATACTATCGAGTAAATCAATAGTTCCACCTACAGGTTCTTTGAACTTTAAATAGTTAGAAGTGCCCTGGACCTTCTGAACTACTACTCCATCGTGCTCAAGAAGGAATTTTGTATAGAAAGGTTCGAGTTTTGGTACTTTCAGACGTCCGTCCATTATAATTTTACGATAATTTTGTAACATATCGTGCTTATATGGTCCTGTCATCCAAACACCAAGTACTTCTTTCTTAGCTGCTGTTTCATTGGAGTATATCTTCACCGAAGGTATTCTCCTAGGTTCTTTAGTTAAATCTGCTGTTATTTGTATACCTACTGCAGTAGCATCGGGGTAAATGCGGACTATCTTACCTTTATACGCGTGATATATACGCTTTATACGTTCTATAATAGGGTCATAGTCTCTTGTGCCTGATTCTGGGGGTGTGGGGGGTATTTCTTCCCAAAATACTAGACGTGCACGGTCCCCAGATACCTCAAACACCGTTATTTGCGTAGGATTTAACAATAATCCGTAGTCAATCCCCATAATATACTCTCGACCGGCCTCGGGATTGATATTTAACTCCCAAGTCTCCGTTGCACACTCCTGAAGAAACAGTTTAGGGAAGAATTTACCTGCAGATTTAGGGAATTCACCCATATTTTCCGCAACAAAGTCCTCATTAAGCATACAACACTTGTTACACTTCCATCCATCTATCTCTGCGTCTTCTGTTAATTCGCGCGGGGCACATAGTCCCTTCTTTAACACCCACTGACAGGGAATATTTAGACGTTTAAAGCGGTTTTTTATATAGCTACGAGTAATCGCGCCTTGTTTTATGGCATCCCACACGTCAATGTGGTGAGTTCCGTACTCTTCTGGCTCATTCAAGTAGGCTTCCCATTCAATTTCTAACTCTGGGTTAGCTACAGTCTTTGGGGTTCCTACCATTATCATCTTCTTTTCAGTGTAAGTATCGGCCATCATATCGTCAATAACTGTAGTTCTGACCTCTTTTGTAACTAATTCTATCTCGTCAACGATGAAAAGAGACCCCTTATTACCTCTTTTACTGTCTGCTTTCTGCGATTGCGCTAAATTACTAGCTACAACCTCTGATTCATTGAACCCAAAGCGGATATATTCCTTACCATAGGTACCTCTTTGTCCCATTTTAGCGCTGGGCTGCACATATGTCTCCATTAAGTAGTCGCAACGCTTTAAAGCCTTCCATATGTCCTCCATAATGAAAAGCTGGTCCTGGGTAGGAGCAAAAATTACTGCTCTAGTAGTCGCCTCTTTGCACATCTTCCAAAGAATATATGCACTGAGAACTGCACTTTTACCTATTTTACGAGGTTCAATAAATAAATTGACCTCTCTAGTCTCAAAAATAGCCACAGCCTCGCTCTGCCAAGGGGCAGGAAACATAGGCTTACGGTTATCAAGTCTCACATAAGCTACACAAAATATGTCAAAATCAAGCAATACACGCCTGTGAAACTCCTCATCTGTTGAAGATGACTCCGCAACATCTACGAACCTCTTAAATATCTCGTAATTGTGGTTAAATCGTATGTCTGTAGCGGAATCTTCCTCTAAAGTCTTCTTGGCTTCTACGAGAACTGTCGCCAAATCGAACATTATGCTTCTTTAGCTAAATCTCGTATAAGTTTCTTAACGGTGCCCTGAGCTTTCTTTTCCGTGTGGTCAAAATTGCTTAGGATAACCTGTACTAGAATTTCATTCTTCAGATGCTTCTCAGCCTCTGTAGAAAGCTTTTCTCGCATTTTGGGCGTTAGGTTCTTTTCAATAAGTTCCATTATCTCTGCTTCGTGCTTACTTAAAAGCTTAGACGCATAAACATCTACGAACATCTTGAAAGCAGGAACTTTGTAGTAAGCTACAGCCCCTGCACCAACGACTACCAAAAGAAGACCTATAAGTACTGGCGAACCTATGAGAACGTCAAGGAGTCCCTCTAGCATACCTTCAGAATCAGTTCCTGAAGTCATATTTCCTGTCTCATTGGTTGCAGTCACGTTACTATCTGCTGTTGTATTATTTGTCATTTTCTTCTACCTCTATGTCTATTATTTCTGGTTGTTTCTTCCACGTTACGTCTAAGTCACCATCTTCGCCTTTAAGCTCCTTTAGAAGGTCTCTAGCAGCTCCAATACTGTCCTGTACTATAGTGGTATTACGTGCACGTTGTAAGTAATTGAGTACGTACTCATTCATTTTTCGCATACGTTCGTTAGTCGTTTCAAAATTAAGAAGTTCGTCTATGCTCTTATCATACGACCAAGAATCATAACGTTCTAATTGCATTAACATTGCAGCAACGCGGCTGGTTTCGATAATGTTCAAAGATAAGCCAGGGTCCTGGTCAAGTTCGCATAAGTAAAACTTATAGCGCTCATAATCTTCAGGAACTTGTTTAATTTTCTCTACTAACGACAATGGATTGTCCATTGTAAGTGCGTTAACAATCTTGTACTTTTTCAAACCGTGCTCTTTGTTAGGCATAGCTACCATATATATATATTTGGAACTATATAAGTCTATTGGTATATGTCCTATTATATCTATCTCATATGTTTGTTATCTATACAAAACAGGTTTGAAAATTTTTACTCGCCTCTGAACTCACCTATGTACGTGAAATGAAGGTTATCGAGGACCGATGGAACGCGGGCATAACAAGAAGAGTATCAACAAATTTTTTGCTAAGTGGGTTTTGTTTCCCTCACAGAAACCCACGTTCTAAGCACGGATTAAGTTAAAATCTTTATAAGCAGTTAGCTACTGTGGATATAGCGAAAGCAGATGGCCCCATTCGGAGAATGGAGCAGTAAGTAAAGGGCATCAAAATGAGTCCCTCGAACACGGCCATACCCTCAGACCAAAAATGATTAAAGACATTGGGCTTTCGACTATAGAACGGAGGAAAACCATATGACCAAAAGTCTACAAGCAGAAGTCAAGAAGTTAACTAAAGAACTTAATATTCTTAAGGGAAAAGTTAACAATCTTGAGGGACACGTTGAAGCTCACGGTAAGACCCTTGAGGGGGACTTTATGAGAGCTGACAAAAACGTGAAGAAGAGAGGCCGTAAAAGTAAGAAGTCATCGTCTAAAAAACGTGTGATGGATACTGATGGCCTCTACTGTTGCACTAAGTGTAAGTTAGATGATTATTCATCTGACAAGTGGAAGAAGAAATTCGTTGGTAATATTCGAGTCTTTAGGGGCAAGAATTCCAAAAAGAATGCTTCAGAACATCACTCTTTGCAAAAGGGCGCTGGCAAAGTCGGACATACAGCCAAACTGTATTCCACTGTGTTGGCCAAGCAGAAGAAATAAATAAGTAATTATTTGTTTCCATAAGTCAAGCCTGTGAAACTAACAACATCCCCATATCAGAAATGATTAACTGAGGATGAGGCACGGTATCCTGAGGCAAGATGTAAAACTGCCTCACATCCGCTCATAGTCTTATGCTCCGGCATAGACGGGTAGGAAAAAAAAATGTCAGAAGAAACAACATTTTGTCCTATATGTGGTAGTGAAAAAATATCACGTTTAGGAGGGCTTGATTCAGTTGGATTTTATTTCGATAAATTCCAATGTAGGACCTGTGGCTATAAGATGGAGGGCCACAAAGTGTATCTATCCTCGATAGATATAGAGACGGAGTTGATAAAATGAAAAGAGGACTAAGAAAATATGTATTACCTGACGGCAAAGTATATTATCTAAACAATGATTACAAGACCGGCGGAAAATACGAAACCAAAAATGGAAGACCAATATACGATGTTCTTCACAGATTCGAGGACGGAAAGAATGTAGAATACTTCAAAAAGGCCAAAGAAGTGACTGCTTGGAGAACATTCAACGTGAAAGACATCAAGGGCAAACTATTGGAGTTAGACGAATGAGAAGAAGACATATGCCTAGGCCAGTGATACCACATACTATGAAAGCTCAACAGCAGACAGTATGTGGTTGGAATCTATCTGCACACGAATATGCTGCCACTCAGAATAGAAAGTGGCGACACGTGAACTGCAAGAGATGCTTGGATATGAGAGACAAAGGGGGTGAAGACTAGGTAGGCCATCGGGCCCTCCGTTCTGTAGTTACTTATTTTTATCCATAGCCTATTGCACACCCACTCGCGCGCCCGCGCGCCTGCGCGCAGGGCCTTGACGATAAAAAGTCTCCTACGTGAGACCTCCCGCACACTTGCGTCAGGAACTCGCATTCGGGAATCACTCCAAGCTCACGGAGGTGTAGACACACGTGGCCTTGACGTCGTCTATTCCAAAGCTTTATATAGAACCGTCGTTTCTGTGCTGACGGTGACAAATGTGAAAACGAACACAGACACACAGAAGCTTGAGCACATACCTACACGTATGCTCAAAGCCGAGCTTGAACGTCGTGATAACGGCAGAACATACGCAGACGTATACGAACGTTGCGGAGTTAGTGACGAGCATAAAGACCTGTTCGACGAGGTCGTATATGCGATATGCACAGAGGGAAAGACCATCACGGAGGTTTCCACACCTACCCGTGCAGGGTTCATACACGGTAATGCGAAGAATTGGGTTCGCAACGCAGGAAACCTACGTGGGTTCAGGGAACTTTGTGGTTCCCACACACCTACGGATTCGACCACATTCGAAGCACAACCTATGTCCGTGCCTGAGAACGTATGCAGAACCTACCTCGAGTCACGTAGGAAGGCAGGAAACGGCTTTACGACCACAATGACGATGGTCGAGACAGGCACGTATAAGGGCAATCCCTTTGGGATTGTGCAGAATACGAACAGCAAACGCTGGGTTATCGGACAGGTGACTAAGCTCGACAAGGTCGTAGCCATACCTATGACACGTGGAGCCTACAAAAACGTAGACAAGGAGACCAAAGGTCAACGTATGGTATGCGAAATACCTGTGTTCGACCCTCAAGGTTAAGCACACACACCTAACTACCTGAGCACGTAGGGAAACTGCTCACTACGTTCATAGACGTGCGTAGGGGCGGGGCGAAGCCCCTTATTATCTTTTATCCATACGTGCGTAGGGTGTCACACGCGCCTACGCGCGTAGATTTCATCATCAGCAGGGCCTACGTGCGTATACGTGCGTATGTGAACGTAAAGAGGCTCTCTCGTCTACGTGCGTATACGTATGTATGCGAACGTTAGTGCTGGGGGTCAGATGTTCTTATACGTGCGGACGGATATTAGAGAGAATAAGTGCTGTTGCTGATACGTATACGTATATTACGTATGTATATACATATATGAACATATACGAACATCTACGTATAAGAACATCTACGAACGTATGAGAGAGAGAGGGGCTATACACATACGTATGAGAACATAGAACATATATGTATATATATATACGTAGAAGTATGTCCTCTAATAACACAGATGCTATGTGTTTATAGCGTGGGTCTCGTGCGTGTGTGTCGCGGGTGTGACGTGCGGGTGATGTGGGGGTGTGTGTGGGGGTGTGTCACGGGTCGGAGGTGTAGACACACACGGCTTCAACATCCTCTATTCCAAAGCTTTATATAGAACCCCAACTCTGAGCTTGGTAAGATGTTTCGAAGTGAAGCGTTGAGGGATATCTCATCCCCGTGTGAGCAAGTCGGTGACACTCTCCCTGAGTGTGCACGGGCTACGGCAGGGTCTCCTCACCCTGTCCGCCCATTCAGTTGGGCAATCGCCGAACAATACGCATTGTCTACGGATGATGTGTTAGCGTGGCGAAGTGCGTGGTGTTCGTATAGGAATGCGTATAACCACGAAGAACCAGCCGTGCCAAACGAGGAGTTGGCAACGTATTCACGTGAGTCCCCATATCACGTGCAACATATACGTATGGCAGGAAAGTATGCGGATTCGATGGGCAACTATCACAAGGCCTACGCAAGTGACAGGACATCGAACCCACTTGACCTCACAAACGCATCACTACGTGACTTCACGATAGCGATGGCGAAGGATGATAAGGCAGGTATCCTACGTGCCTTTGAGTATGCAGGATGGGACACAAAGGAGTGAAAATATGAACACAAACACAGACATAGATATGAGCATAGATGACGACTTCTACGGAGACGTAGATTTAACACAGGAAGAACGTGATATGATATACGAGGACAGCCTCGTAGGACGTGCGTATGATGAGCATCAGGATTGGAAGGATGAAGAATCCCTACGTGAGTTCTGCAAACCATACGTAAATTGGGCAAACGATTGGCACAACACAGGCAAGGCTTGGCTACACAATACACGTATGCAAGTTCGTGCCGACAAAGTGAACGAAGCAAAGGCCATACGCAAGTTATTCGGATGTGACCTATGAGCTGGATTGAGGTCACCGTGCGTTTGCACGAAGATGAGGTGAAGCTACTTCCTATGTGCCTGACTGACGATGGCACGTATGAGGGAACATTGGCGAACGGTATAATCGCACAGGTTATACGTGGGGCTAAGAAGGTGAACCCCAAAGGAGAGCTTGTGTATTCATACGTATACGATAGGGTCTACGAACATCTGGAGGATGAGAAAGAATGAGCAGACGTAGGTCAGGTGCACGGACACCATACGAGAACTACGAGCTACCCAAGTCCAGCGAGAAGGGGGAACCCTTCATCGATTGGAACGAAGTCATCAAAAACGTGCGATTAAACCCACGTGGGAAACCTGTGCGTGTGATACGCAAAAAGAAGGGGGCCAAAAATTGAGATGTTTACGGTTAATTCAAACCTCTTCACAAAGTGAAGAGTTTGAATGAACCTAACCAAAACCAAATGGAGAAAATATGGAATCAGAAAACGAAACCGATGACATCATTTGTGATGTCTGCCGTGACTCACCAGCTACTGCTGTGGAATGTCTCGAAGGCACAGATACTGACATATGTGACTGCTGTCTCGATGAACTACCTACGGATGAGTGGAGTGGTGAGCTTGTCAGAGAAATCGTAGCCCACGTAGATGGCTACGGTGTAGGACGGGATACACTTGACGATGAGTGTTTCACCTGTGATTGGAGTGGGGAGTATGGATTCAATGAGAATGCAGTTGAACTCACCTGCGGAGACATCGTTAATCGTGAGTATTACAGCGATGAGCTGTTCTACTGTCACGATTGTGATTATCGAGGACATATCGATGATGCACAATGGATAGACCAGATTGAAGCATACGTATGTGATGACTGTTCGTGTGAACATAGGCACAGAGCTGACCGTTGGCACAACAGATTCGCAAAGATTGTTTCCAATACGTTCAGTAAGTTCCCTGTCCGCAATTACGTGGGCATTGAGTTCGAAGCTGAAGAGGGAGAACCTATACGTGATGTGATACCATCTGCCCTGTATAACAAAATCGCAGAGGCTAAAGACGATGGTTCTCTGAACTATGGCACGGAGTATGTGACACACCCAATGCGTGGTGATGACATAGCTAACACGATAGATGAGATGTGCGATATGTTCGCATCAAATGGTTGGACATTAGGAACCAACGTAGGTTGGCACTTCCATTATGATATGGACAGCTTGAGCATCAACCGTCAGAAGAACGTATGGAAGGCTATGCAGAGATTTGATAACCTAATACGTATGTCTGATGACTTCGGATATTTCAGAGATATGCAGAGGTCGTATGCCACAGGATGGACAGAACAATACGTAGCTTGGGCATCACAATGGGCGATGGATAAGAAGCGTGACTATGATTACAACGCACATAGGAGACAGGCAACACGTGGCTCTGAGATGGGTAGATATGCGTGGCTTAATTGGTCTCCGATGGGGAACATAGATAATAAACGTGTAGAGATACGATTGTATAGACCTATTACATACAGACGTAATTACACAGACGCTACAAGCTGGTCACGTAGTGCATACTCATCAGTAGCACAGGACTACAAACTATTCATTCAATTTTGGAATGAGTTTATACGCAAGTCTGCGTATCGACCACGTTCGTTGAGATTCAGAGATGATGCACACGGACTGATTGATATGACAGAATTTGCAGGACAATTTTCACCAGAGGTGAAGGATTGGTTGATTACAAACCACAATACACATATAACACGACAGGAGGTGATAAACAATGTGTGAGATACAATTCGTAATGAGCGATACGTTGGGCAATGACAACGTTAATAACTTCATTGAAATGTTGAGTAAAGGTTCTAGGTCGAACGATGACGCAACAGGTATATTCAGTAGTTCATACCAATGGAAAGTTGGTAAGGCCTACGAGGATTTGAAAGATAAGAAAGATGACAGCATCAGACACGTGCTGTCCGCACTCCCAAGCAATTGGCTCGTGGGTCACAATAGACTTGCGACACAGGGTAGTGAGACTAATAACGAGAACAATCATCCGTTCTCGAATGATACTTGCACGATAGTGCATAATGGTATCATAGGTAATGACGATACGTTGAAGGCACAGTATGGCTTCGACTATAAAGCAGAGACAGATAGTGCGATAGTCCCTGCGTTAATTGACCATTACATACGTGATGGTAAGGATGAGATAGACGCTATCAAAGAAAGTGCAGAAGAACTAACAGGTTCGTATTCGATATTTGTATTTATGCACAGCACACAGAACCTATACTACCTCAAAAATAATTCGACATCATTTTATATGATGAAAACTCTCGATGCAAACGATAACGTAAGCATCTATGGTAGCACATCCAAGTCAAGCTTGGAGGATATGTCGTATATAAAAAGCGATGGACTGTTTGGTTCCGACCTATTTAAAGCACGACACATAACTACACCAGAGGGTGGTGTTATATATCACGTAGTATATAAAGGAGATAACGGAATGGATATTGTTAATGCAGGTGAATTTACACCTCAATCCTACGTATATAAAGGAGGAACTACGTATTACGGTAGGGGTGCCTACTCTTATGGTGGTAATACATACTATGATTGGGATTCACTCGATGATACAGATTACGTAGGAGATAGCTGTTCGCTATCGAAGAATGAAACCAAACGTAAGGAACGTGCAGAATCTTCGGAAGCTATGAACGAGATACTAAAGGAGTTCGATACTAACGTAGATGATGTGTTCGAAGGAGTAGTGACTGACATAGAAAACTTCTGCGTATACGATGAGGATATAATATTTAGTGGACAATTCACGAATGATATTATGGATGCGGTATCTACGTATTCAAGTAGACATCAACAGATAGTTCTACGTGACGTTCCTACTATGTATGGAACTTACTTGGAAAATTATTTAGATGCAACTGCGTGGATATCTACGGATGATGTAGGTAAAGGCGAGGACATTAGCAACTATACAGTTAAATACCAAGCACTTGTTAAGTATATAGAGGACAACCAATGAAAACGTTAGCACTTAATCCTGATAAAAACGCAGACGATAACATATCAGACGCAGTCGATTTCTTTACACGACATTGTCACGGTGAGAAAGAACTTACCGGATTATTTGCATTCGAAGATAGAGACCCATACGCACTATACCATCCACGATGGAATGGTAGACCACTATTACCTGAGAAATTAGCGTCAGCTATTGATAGGTGGTGTGATAAAGGTAAAGGATGGGCGATACTACATAGCCGTTCATACCCACGTGGAACTAATTCACGTAGAGAACGTATGCCGTTGAGGTTATCTACTTACCAATACTTCTTTCACATAGGTGGATATGGTAGCCAATCATTGTGGAATGAAGTGCAACGTTCACGTAGAGTAAAGAGGCCAACTAATATGGCGGTATATAATGCGTGGATACAATCACAAATATCAGATGATTTTCTTAACAGATGGAGAGACTATCACAACTTAAGCGATGAGGGTAATGAACGCACACGTTCATTCTGTTCATTCGTATGGGATAATGGTATGATAAAGAAATACAATATGTATGAAGATGATTACGAGGATAATAGTCCGACACGATATAAGGTGTATAGTGTAGAGGGATACGACAATGATAACACATTGACTTATCGCCCTGCGTTTACTATGCAACCAGAATGGGATGGTGTGCAATAATGGGTGCGTATCCATTTAGTCAGGCAGTCAAATGGCCTGAACATATGTGCGAACATTGTAGTAATATAATCGGCCCTGTCGATGTGTTCGGTAATAATCCAGACGATAATAAATGCGAGGGTGCGGGTATGAAACTGAAACCACAATGGGGTGGTAAACTCGAAGGACAGGCAGATGATGACCCTACGCAACACGCATTCATAGATATATCATATGGTATACGTGACCATACAGACTCTGAGAAATTTAGAAAGTTCGTTATGGAAACTAAACGTATGGCTGTTCCTATGTGTGAACTTGGTAAACAATTACCAAAGATACACGTGCAAAGACAGTCAGACTGTGAGTATCCAGAGATTAGAAAGAAGATGGATATGGATGGAGTCCCACGTATGGTGGACATAGAAGGACATAAATTCTGCGGACATTGTCACGTCAAGCAGACGTATCAGGGCTACGCAGATTACTCGTGGCGTTCGACAGCAGAGACCTGCACGAACCCTGATTGTATAATGAACGGAGGTAAAGAACAATGAGTAAACACACAGATGAACTGCTTGAAGCAGTTCAGGAGATATCCGCAATCATTTACTATCAGTCGAATTTAAAAGAGCAGGATAGATGGTTAGCAGATATAATGGAGAAAGGTATATGGCTCCCAGAGGATGACGACTGATGGAAGATATATGCGATTTCATTGACGGTAGTGGCATAGTAGAATGTCCAGATTGCGGTGAGGTAGTAGAGACCGTAGACGAAGATAAGTGTCCTTACTGTCACAATGGAAAATATATGTATGGAGATATATAAATGAAACAAAACAAAATATTAACAGAGTTTCTCGATATGATAGACGAAGCCCATAAGATAGAGGCATCTAACATAGACATAAAGAAGATACTCTCACCTGCACAGTTCAGGCAATTTACAGAAATGGAAGAGGTTATTAACAATATGTTTTCAGCTAATAACCTACACGAAGGCATACGTAAGACAATAGACGGTGCCAAGCTAAACAATACGCAACAGATAAACGTATTGATTATGCTAAAAATATTTGAAACATTCATCGGTGCGATGAAGGAGGCTGGTATACAACCCGATACAAGCAGTAGCAATTATGATTTGCCTACTGACTTCGGTGACTTGTATGCCTAAAACACACATAGTAGGTAAGTTAGTAAACGTACTTACCTACTCTGTGTGGTGATACAAAAAATTAAAGGAGAATTAAAAATGACAAACAACAGATTTAGTAGAATGTCCTCACGTAGTGGGGGTAATGATAGCTCCGCCAAATCAGGCGGGAACGTTAAGTATAACGTAATTAAGAGTGAACGTGTGGATTGGGAACCAAATAACTTTTTGGAAATATCCCACAAGTCATACGATGCTAAGGGTGAGAACTCTGGTAGTGGTGAGTTTTACTCACTATCACGTGGCTACTACGCAACCGGCAACGGTGACGTAGATGAAGGCACACCTATATACCAGAAGAACCTTACGCTTCCAGCTGACGATAAGTTCCTCGATAGCTTCATCGGTGCATTAGATAAGATATTTTCTTAGGTGCATAGATGAGAAGCAAAGATGTTCGCACAGGTATGGTTCACGAGATGCATAGTATAACTACTGCATATGAGAACCTACGCACAGTAATGAGTAAGCCTTCACCTATGAGTAGGTGGAGTGAGGTTAAGGATGCTCTTGAGCGTCTATCATCTGCTATTTACGGACAGTGAATACGTAGATAAATACACCCTTGCAATACACGTAGGATATTGTATCTTAGTATCAATAGTGGTGTTATCAATATGAGATATCATATAGCTTATTCAAATCAGATACGTTTGAAGGATGGCCGAGTACTCACGTACGATGACGTTGAACTTCACGAAGAGACACACGAGTACGACGTAGGCACGAGAGAGAAACACAATACACCACGTAAGGGTGATGAGCTGGAGTATCTCGAAGATTTTATGTCAGGCAACTTTGTTGTCATCCTCGAGAAAGGAGACGTAGAACAATTAAGTGATTAAGGTGAACCGATTACATATACGATACGAGCCGAGAGTAGGCACTAAGTCTGGAGGGGGATACAATAACACTTCCTCTGGACTGCACGAAGTGAGGCACGTAGATGATGTAGTTGAGTTTGTATTTCTTAATGAAATATACGTGAGGTTCGGTAGCGTTGATTCACTCAACGTCTACCCTCACCCACCTTATGATGATGACCTACGCAACCACGATGTATCTGAATTACAGATGGTAGCGGACAATAGGTTCGCACGTGTCATCGACAATCTTTTTAGAAAAGAATGTATTGATGACAACAACATACACGAGTATGTATTTAGAATTTACAGACGACCTACGTATGGTCGAACTGATATACCTGCGTATTGGGATATAACTATACGTGAGCATAATATCGATTTGCCACGTTACGCACATAGCCCTGCTCCTACGGAGATGTACGTAGGTGAGTTCAAGGATACGTGGACTGACGAACAACGTGAGGTTGTGCGTGAGTTCCGTGCGTACGCTGTGAGTTTCCCGCGTTCGCTGACTGAGAATCAATTCATCGAGTTCTATATGCAACGGATAAAAGATAGCCCTTCCCGCGCCGATGCTCGTAGAATATGGAAACATAGGGCAGAAATGGGATTAGTATAACAATGGTAAATACAAAAAAAGATGTAAAGTTTGGCCTTAAAAAAGAAGAGGAAGCTATTAAATGCTTCTCTGACAATGCTCCCAAAGGTAAATGGAATGAATTTAAAAAGATGAATGAGTTTAATCACTTCGATTATTGTGCTCATTCTGCTGACCGTAAGCGTTCTGCGTTCGTAGAGATTAAATCTCGACGTAATGCTAAGGACGCGTATGAGGACACTATGGTGCCCTCTGTAAAGATTGAGAAGGCTTTAAACCTGATTCGTTTAGGACATAAAGTTTATTTTGTATTCAATTTTACTGACGGTATATTCTTTATTGACCTCGAAAAGGCCACCGTACGCTTTGGAAAAAGCGCACGTACAGATAGAGGTGCATTGGAATTAGGACACTACGCATTTATACGCGTAGATTTATTAACAAAAATAGGAGAAAAAAATGAGTAATGTAACAGCAAGAAAATATAAAGAGTTAGAAAGCCGAATCGAAACAATCGAAAAGTGGCTAGATGAAAAGACCGACGTCTTAACGCAACTTGGTATGTTAGAAAACTACAGCTTCCTGATAAAAGCAGTTAGAGAATACGTTGAAAGACAAGAACAAATGGGACAACAAATGCAACATATGCAAGGACAGTTCCAGACTAACATTGCTTCTGTAGAAGAGTTTATGAAAGACAACAAACTCGAAAAGAAATGGGAAAAATTCTTAGATAAGAAACAAAAAGAAGCTGAAGAAGAAATGAAAAAGCAACAAGCTATGGCGGAAGGTCCAGATATAAAAAGCGCAAGTGAAATTATAGCAGAACAGCGGGGAATGACTAAGGAGTAGATTATGTGGCAAATCTCTGATATAGGTAGCTGTATAGAATGTACAGAATACACAGCTATAGATGAATACAATACTTGTGAAATATGTAGTATATTATGATTCAAAAACGAAAGAGTAATCTCAATGACTTACACCGATACTTCGAAAGTTGTTTTGTGTTAGGTAAAAGAGACCCTATATTAGAAAACCACGAAACTCGTATACTCGCCTTATTATTATGGGCGATTGCTGGTAAATCAGTATGTATTAGAGGTGAGTCTGGCAGTGCTAAAACTAAAATATTAAACGCAGTAACTGCATTGATATATGGTGACGAAGGACTCGCGGGACGCAATCCCAGTGTTTTATGGTTGAATTCATCTTCAGCCAAAGGACATCTTACTGAGGATAGTGCTCACGTTATAACACAATCTAAGCGTTGTGTTATTCCTGAGCTACAAAATATATTGACATCTCAAAATCTAGAAGCTATGATTAAGCTTTGGATGGAAGACCGTCCGTATATATACAGTAAGAACGAAATGGGTAGACGTACTGTCAGGATAATACTTGACCCTAAACCAATATTGACGAACCTTGCCGATGGAAACGAAAGTTTACCACAGCTCCCTGTTGAAATGAGACGTAGAGTAATAAGTTTGCCTACGTTCTCTAGTAAGGAGTTAAACGAAAAAGTTCACCATCTAAAGGCAGTAAGTCGTATGTTACCAGACGATAAGCTAGTGAAATTATCACGTATAGAAACCAGTGGCTTAAAAAATCAAATAAAAGAAGCTATGGGATTAGATAAACGTGTTATAAATCCAGGAGCAGACGTCATACGTACGACTATACCAGCAATATATACAATGTCAAACACATTCATAGATTATTACTTTGATGTTATAGAAGCAGTTACTAAGTTTCACCATAGAGAAAGAGCACAGGATTTGGATTATATTTATTCGACTCCTGCGGACAATTTCATTGGTTTCTTATTGGCCGGTAGTATCTTCAGAGATATGTCAATAGGAATCAATCCGATTGGGAAAGAAATTATAGATTTCGTACCAAAAGCGGAAGTGTGGGGAGATTTAGTAACAGAAAGCGAGTCAGATGCAGTTCATATAGACGAAATCACTGACCACCTTTCAACAAAAGGAATAAACCGAACTAAGAAAATGATTGAATATACAATGGAACGTTTAGTTGATACTAATTTTGTAAGGAGATTAAATAAAACAAACAAGTATTATAGAACGCAGGACTTTGATTTTAGTAGGTCAGTAGATTGGAAGGGTTTAGTAGATGCTTGTATAACGAATATGGAGAGTAATTCACCACATATTGCAGAAGAATATAAGAAGGATGATTTACATATGTATACAGACCCATTTACAGGCGAACATAAGAATATACCTATGACATTACAAGTATATGGAGGACATATAGATGAAGGAGTATGATGGTAGATGCCAATACTGTTTAGATTGGCCACAAGAATGCGATTGTAGACCAAACCTAATACAAGGGGGACTATTTTATAAGAATAGTTACTGGCCTATAAGGGAGATAGACCCACGATGATAACATACTGCAAAGGATACAAGCATCCAGACGATATAAAGGTATGTATAAATGACCACGTTATAACATTTAAAGAAGTAGCAGAAGTGATTATACAACTGATAAAAAATGAAGACAATATATATCCGAAACCCAGATTTAGAGGAGGAGATATGTTAATTGATTTTTTAAATGAATGTATGGAAATGAGAGATGTTCCTGATGAATTATTAAGGAAGTATAAATTATGAGTGATATCATACCATTAGAAATTCCTTTAAATAGTCAGATACGAGTATATATACTATGTGGCATAGTTAATATAATATGGAGGGTAATATGAATTGTACCTTATGTAAATGGAAACTATCACCACAGTATGTTAGATACCGAGATGTCAATGGTAATCCCTATTGTAGGGAATGTTATATACAGATAGGAGGAATACTGTGATAATAATAGAAGATTTGATATGGCACCTTGAATCTTTAAATGAAGATTTAGAAGATAAAGGTCTAGAAGTTACTATTGACTTCTTAAGATATATGAGAAGAAACATAGCAGGTAGAGGAACTTTATCAGGTTTTCTATCAGCAGATGAGTATAGGGAGATAAAAATATGAAAGAGATAATGGAAAAGTACAGCACGACATTCTTTGAATGTGTACAAGAATGGCCCAAAGAAATTAGAGAAGATATATATAAACTATATGCTTATCTGAGGGTCATAGACGAAATGGTAGAAGGTGATGCTGATTGGAACGACTTTAAAAAATGGAGAAAGATAATAGAACAATTCTACGAAGTGTGTGATAGACACGAGTTCGAGGGACAGTGGCTTATAGATTTTCACCAAGCTATGCTGACTGATTTAAAAACTAAAGAACACACAACTACATCTATGATAGAATATTGTAAAGGGTCGGGTGAATCGGTTGGACTAATGGTTTCAAGAATACTAGGATGTTCACCAGCTGGTGATGAATACGCTAGAGCATTAGGTAGAGCATACCAAATAATAAATTTCGTGAGAGATTACGACGACGATGTATCTAAAGGTTATCACTATATTGGTGAAGACAAAAACTTCTACATTCGTATGTTTATTAACGAGCTAACGTTTGCTTCTACAGGTTTACAGTTTATACCTAAACACTTACGTGGACCAATAGTCGAGGCGAACAAAAAATATCTACAGGTGGCAGATGATAATAAAGGGTTTTAGAGTAAATGAACCACGCAAACCAGCTGAGATATATGTCTGCAACTGTGTACACGGACATTACAATTGTACGTGCGATGGAAAAGGAGGAAAGAGAATGAACGATTTTGAAAAGTTTAAAGCAATATTAGAAATAATGGAATTTCATTTAAATGAAGAACGATTAGGAGAAACTATAATCAGTAAATGGGTAGATGAATTAAATGCTAGTTTACAAATGTATCACGATATGGCAAATATAAATGCTGGTAACGTGATAGGTAAAACTAAAATTCAAGACGACCCATATTACGGTAGAGAAGGACCTAAATGATGTATTTTAATGAAGCCGAATGGATTATCATCCTATCAGTAGGAATGGCAATCCTTCTCGCGTGGGCGACATTACTATGACTTGGTATCCAGAAGGCTCTACGCTATGTCCATACTGTTATGCAGTGTGCACTTTAGTGTTTAAGAGTATAGATAAAAGTATATACGAATGTTTAAAATGCAAAAGAGAAACAATAGTTAGTCACGAGGAGGTTGATTGGTAATGAAAATAGAAGAATTTGATAAAATAAAAGAACTCTACGATGTGAGTATTATGGAATTATCTAAAGAGGATAATGAATCTCTCTTTAAATATCTCGATGAACCTTCACAATGGAAGAGTAATAGAAAGAGGCGTACATTTTACGCTTCTGATGCAACACGTTGTGAACGTCAGTTGTTTTATTCGGTATCTGGAAAGCCAGAAACGAATCCATCAATTGGACCGAAGCAATTAAAGATATTCGCATTGGGAGATGCTATACACGAAGGTATATCAGATAGATATAGACAAGTGGATGGATGGAAATTCTACGAAGAAGCTCCCGGTGAGATACATATACCAAAGAGAGATGACCACGAAGGTGATTTCTTACTACACTATAGAGTGGATGGTATATTAAAAAGAAAGTTTGGTGAAGAAAAACTACTTGGTATAGATACCGATAGTATGATTACTGAATTTAAAAGTAGTGCTGACTTCCCATATACAACAGGAAAGAACAAAAAAGGTGATATATACTGGTTCGGAGCCAAAGATGTGCCTAAGTACGACCACTTTGCACAGCTCCAATTAGGTATGTACGGCGAAAGTGTTAAATATGGAGTATTGCATTACTATAATAAGAACAACAGCGAAGAGGCGGTACACGTCCTCAAGCTGAATGAAACGTTCGTCCACGGACTTATTGAAAGGATGTGGGATATTATGGACAGGATAGCTCGAGGAGAGTTACCCGAACGTCCATATGAAGCCTATCCAAATAAAGGTAAGACGGCTTTACAGAAGACTAAGAAGATGGGAGATACCATATTCAAGTCGGATTGGCACTGTCTTTACTGTAATTATTCGGATATGTGTTGGGGATTGAACGGAGCGGAGTAGGAAATGCGAACAAAAGTATTCTTGTTAAATGTAGATTATTTTACTGACCCAGTGTCAGATGAGCCCATACTTAGATTGTATGGTAAAACTGAACACGGCGAAACTAAAGTATTCTTTCAAGAAGGCTTTCGGCCGTATTTCTACTTAGCACGCCCTTCTCCACACGACCGTCGTTTACTTACGATGGCTGGTGCAGAAATAGGAGAGAACGTAGAATTAGAACACTATCAAGAAAAGTATGATTGTGTTCGAGTATACTTGAGGCACCCTAAACATATGCCTCGTCTTAGAGAGAAGTTGATAAACAGAGGAAGAACAGTTTTTAGTGCAGATATACTGTATCAGCTTAGATATCTTTATGACAAGGATGTAGGACCATTTGTAGAAGTCGAACACGATAAGTATAAGAACGTATTAGATATCGAGAGATGTGAATCATTCGATGTTAATCTAGACGTATTAACTTTTGATATTGAATGTAGTCTGCGTACTAAAGATATGTACTGCATAGCCGCGCAATTAAACGACAATGCTGGCGTAGTATTTACTAACGCTAACGGCGAAGCTAGAATGATAGAGGATTTCGTCGAATACATACAAGCAGTAGACCCCGATATAATAACCGGTTACAATAGTAATGGGTTTGATATTCCAGTAATAATGAGAAAAGCGAAATCTTTAAATGTAGATTTCGGTATTGGAAGAGAAGGGGACGAACCTTGGATGCGTGAAGATAACAAGCGAAGAATTAAATCTTGGTTCGTATCAGGAAGAATATTCGTTGACACTTGGCAACAAGTTAAACAGGAACTCAAGCCTATTCAGGAATCACTTGGGTTCGTGGGTGAACTTCTGGGAGTCGGGTCTAAAGACAATGTTGATGCATCTCGCATAGAAGAAGAATGGAAAAACAGACGTCTTTCTGTAATTAAATATTGCAAGAAGGATGTCAAAGTTACCTATGACGTTTTTATGCACGATAAGATAGCATCTATTTCTAAAGCTATGGCTTTGAGCATTGCGAGTGACCTACCCCTAGAACATTCGTTTGCCCCCGTTACTTCTCGTATCGTCGATTCCCTACTCATCAGACGTTTCGATAAGAAAGGTTTTGCTGTTCCTCAGAATACTTGGAACAACAAAGCTAAGAAAATAAAAGGAGCGACCGTCTTTGAGGTTTTCGAACCCGGTATTTATCACAATGTGGGTATATTTGATTTTAAATCTATGTATCCAAGTGTTATGATAAAGAACAATATTTGTCCAACAACATTTACAAAAACGGAAACCAATGATAGCGTTCGCTCCCCCCTCGGGGTTTATTTTATGTTGGACAAAGAGTCAATCGTTCCTAAGATTCTTAAGAGTCTTTGGGAATGGAGAGATGAAACTAAACTCAAGATAGAAAAGAATGGCGATTACTTTGATAGACTACAATATAGTATCAAGGTTCTTATGAATTCTTTTTATGGAGTTATGGCTAGTGATTTCTATAGATTTACTAACCCGTCGATAGGTGGTAGTATTACTGCCTTTGCTAGACTAGGCATACAAAATGTAAACGACGAGTTGGCCGCCCGGGATTACACAGTCATATATGGTGATACAGACAGTGTTTTCGTACAACTTAAGGATGAAGACCCACACGTATTAGCCAAAGAACTATCGGCTCGTGGATTAGAAATGGAACTAGAAAAAATTCTAAGTACATTTTTTACACACGGAGCTAAAAAACGATACGCTGCTATGGTAGAATGGCCGAAAGAAGAATTCTACGTTAAAGGTTATGAGTTAAAAAGAGGAGATTCCTTTAAGATACAGAGAGAAGTATTAGAACAATCTCTGCGTCTTATATTAAAAGATAAACCAGATGATGCTCTTAAGTTAGTAACTGAAGCAGTAAGAAAAATAAAGAACGAGGAAATTGAATTAGAAGATTTAATAGTAACCAAGAGTGTTAAATCTCCAAGCGAATATGTAAACCCTGATTCAAATGCAGGGGTGCAGGCGGCCGCTAAACTTCAAGCCCGAGGATATCCTTGGTTGCCAGGCACGAAGATAAGTTGGGTTGTATCTAACTCTAAGCAGACACCAATGGAAGTAGAACCTTACATAGAAACCACAGATATGAAAGTAAAATATGATAGGGACTATTACGCTGACCGTTTGGTTAGAACTATGTCAGATATAGCTGGCGTCTTTGACTGGGATGATATGGGATTAAGGAGTGGAACTAAACAATTAAAATTGTTCTAAATATAGAAGGTGCTATATGAGAAAGAAAAAACCAAGAGCCCCACCAAAAAATCGTACACGTTACGAAGGTGAGCTCGTTAAAATAGTAGGGACTAAACGTCCCGATTGCTATGTCTCGCCATCTGGTAATACACAGGGTTGGGATGTATTTATAGTACATAAATTTGGAAAGAAATTCATACCAATTGAGGTGAAGACTTCAAGCACCACATCTAATATTAACTTAGCATATAATCCAAGAGTTAAGAAACAATATGAAAAATATGACGGTATATGGAGACGACATAAAATAGTTACTTGGTATGCGTTTAGAAAAATAACGCGTGGACCAACAAGAAAAGAAAGAAAGTGGCGTTTTATACCTATATCAAATATAAATCAAATGGTATTGTCTTACGATGATGGATTGACACTAAAAGAATTTACGGAGGTAATTTTATAATGTATAATAGATGTTATTTTTCAAAGGGTAACTTTGAAACGATGAGAGAAAAGCTAGAAGAATATGTCTCGCGACATAAAGTAGTTAGCAGAGAAGATGTTATTGATAATGTTTTCTTTGTTAATAAGCGAGGCATCAAGATGACTATGAATAATAGACAGTTGGGTTTCATAGTGAGATATAGTGAAAGGCAAGGCGGTGTTACTTCATTTGTTCATAGAAGAAATAAAGAACACCATTATTATCTAACAACTGTAGATAATATGAAACAATTTGTAGGAGATGATTGGATTGGAAGAAGAAAATGAAATGACTGGTGTTACACCAGATATGTTAGCAAACCATACAAATATGCAGGGAGATGTATCAGACCAAAAGAAACATTTCGCTGAAATATCATTTGATGGTTTTAGAATCTGTCTAAGCACATCCGAGGAAATGCCATTAATAGATTTCAATGATGAACTATTAAGGTTTTGGGCTCGGTTAGATGAGTTTATGATGGAAAAGCAAAATGAAAGAAGAAAGACCTCGCGAAAGAAGGGGCAACAGAACCATTACGGTTAGGAGAAAATATGAGAAGAGACGAAGATTATTTACAAGATTTAATTGAATCAATGTTTGGACTAAATAATATTATGTACAATAGTGTACCTAAATATAAACCTAGGAAAGACGCGGCTAATAGAAATGTCGAAGTTGATTCGACTGGCGACGCTGTTAATATAACGATGGATTTGCCAGGTGTAGAGCTAGCAGATATCAACTTAGAAGTTGATGAATTTAATGTAGTAATAACCGCTAAGAACGGTATAAGAAACTACAAGTTTAATAGGACATTTAAGTTTTCTTTAGATGCGAACAAAGCTAAAGCAACATTTAAGAATGGAGTATTAAACGTATCAGTGGAGAAGGTTGCCAAACCTGATATGAAAAAGGTTACAATAGAAGGCTGATACAA